TTTTTTACTGTCTTCGGTCACTAGGACATAATCATGCAATACTTTCATTATCTACCTCGTTGTTGTTGATTCTGTACCCTGCACTCTTGTGAAGTAAGGATAAACTATTCGTAATTGTGGGAACATCTCTTTACACATTAATGCATCATTTGGCCATGCACCGTGAATTGAAACAAAGTCAAGTAATGCTTTCGCTCCCTCTGGTGTTATATAGTATGCACTGTTCCCTGCGATACCTTGAGGTACTGGAGGTTCACCGATACCATTCACTGTCGGTACTGATTGAATGCCATGTTTCTCTCTTGCTTTGGAATGAAATATCTTTGCACGTCTTGTTGCTTTATGAGGGTCATTCAATCCACAAATGACTGTACCCCTTACCTCGTCAAGATTGAACTGACGTGTGAATAGTGCATCTGCTTCAAGAATAAGAATAGGTTTGTTATCAGTAACACACTTATCCCATAGTCTCATATGAGATAAAGTACATGCAAGTTTCTTTTGTTGGTCTGCCGCTTCGTAGCAGAACTTATACAATCCTGTTTTCAAATCAAGACCATTCTGACTTGGGTCAGTTGGCCATGACCACTTCCACTTAGTCGAATCATAATAATTAAATTCATTCTTTAAGTGTTTATCAATTGTATCTGGTACTGTCGCACCAAAGAATATTGGACTGACTTGCGAATCTGTCTTACGAATACTTGCAAGACAACTGGCGGCCCCTTCCGTTTGTTTGCCGTTGTTGTCAATCCTAATAATATATGCGTCAATCATTATGCTTTAATGTCCTTCATTAATTGTGTTACGTTCTCGCCCTTGTCGGGTAGTAAGTCTTTTAGAAAGAAGTGTACGAAGTGACATTCTTCAATCTTAGTGTTTGCACCGTACAATCCATTCCATACGTGCGATAAGTGTTGTACAGGTACTTCATACCTTTTCAAGAAGTAGTTTAGAAGTGTCTGGTCTGTCGACCACTTCCATGCACCTCTACCATCAACAAATGACTTAAACTCCATACGATTAATAAACGTCTTAGCATCATCGCCATTCAGATATGGTTTAAAGTTCTTACAGTTCAGTACAATCATACCCATGTTAAAGAATTCATAACCAAGATTGTTCGGTTTAAAACTTGTTATAGTATGAAGTGTTTGATACTGCATATGTGAGTAATTAGTAATCTTCTGTTTGTACTTCTCAGTGATAGGCATCTCACGTTCTACAACTGAACCCCATGCTTTATCATCTTCCATTTCATCAAAGATGTTTGGTGCGTCTTCACGAATATAAATGTCTGCATCGATGATTGCAATCTGGTCATACTCATCAAGTAAGTCAAACGCATTCTCTTTCTCATAGATAGGTAAGAACCCACCATGTTTCTGCCAACTATCAGTACTTCGATTACTATAGAACGGGTCTGGTTTTATCTTGAGAATAGGTGTACGTTGAACACGATGTTCGATACCATGACGTTCTACGTACTCTGCAACACTATCGATACACGTCTTGTACAACTTAGAATCGGTCTGTCGTCCCAGACAAACCTGATATATTAATCTTTTCACTAAACATTCCTATAATCATTAAGGTCAAAACTAGTACCAATCATCTTCATTTCAGCTCTAGAATTATTAGTATACACCAATGTCTCCGGAGTGTCAAGTAAAAAATCACAACCTTTACAGTAGTTGGTATACTCTCCGGTTCTATGAGACTCTCGTAACGCAGAGTACTCTTCTCCTCGGATTATTTCTTCGATGGTATTGACTGAGGTGTGTCCAAGGACTGCTTCTTCATCTCGACCAAGTACTTGGCAGCACGGATGAACTGCACCACGATGGCCATCCAACCCACCAGCACGGATAACAACGTCAGGAGAAAAAGGGCGACCACAAGTTTTGATGTCTCCGGTTCTTGCATTATCTCCAATATCATATGCGCCACTCCAGTTATGCATTTTCCATATCTCAGTCTTGCAACCAAGTTCTTCTACTGGTTCTTTGTACTGTTCTAGTTCTTCTTCAATATTATTATTATCGGTGATGAGATGGTACGTCTCTACCACGCAATCAGATTCGGTTGCTTTTACGTAATCAATCATTTCTGTTATATTCTTTTTAATCAGATGATAGTTACTACCACGTGTGTTATGCATCCACTCATCATACTTCTCAGGAGTAGACCCAACGAAAGAGAATCGGAAGAAGTCCAATCCTGCGTCCACACAATCCTTCATGAATTGACCGTGCATACGAAAACCATTAGAGAAGATGACTGCTTGCGCACCGTATCTCTTAACTATCTTAATGTATTCGGGTAGGTTGCGATTCATGGTTGCTTCACCCGAACCATCTAGGTTGACAACATTCAGTCCATGTTGTGCACAGTCTCTCACATTATCTTCAAACTCTATCAGTGACATCTTGGTTAGGAAACCTTTGTGTCTACCTCCGGTACGTTTATCTTGAGGACACATTGTACAATCAAAATTACAGCCGCCCTGTACTTCAATTACCGCTCTGTCTATATTTATTTCACCCATGATATTCTCTCATTATTTGTTCAAATTCTATTGCTTTCTTCTTACTGTGGCCTAACATGTCTCGAATATTATTCATCCACCAGAATATATTGGTGTCTTGATTCTTATCCGGACTCGCACGTACACAGTTCGGAGTATGGTATTTAGTGATTCCTTCAGTACTGACCACTACCATAGGTCTACATAGATTACGTGCTATGTAATGCCACATACCATCATAAGACAGTATCATTCTGCACGTAGAGATGTGATGTAATGCTTCACTTACTGGTGTTCTGTAAGTCAATTCTACTACATATAATCCTCCCTGACGCAGTAAGCTTATTATATCATCCCAATCATCATTTGTCAACTGTCTTTTCCAAGTCCTAGGAACCTCTGCATTAAACGTAGGTCTCCATATAACAATCTTATTTTTGTCTATCTCTCGGAATGCGTCTTCTCGGAATATCCAGTTGGGGTCAGGTGCACCCGAACCTTCTTTGTCCGAGTATGCGCCACTCTGAAACCAGAACCGTGACTTATTAGGTCTACGTATGGCTGCGATACGGATACTACCATCATCTTCCGGAACCAAGTCATCGTTGTAACTCCAGTCCGTGTATCGTCCGTCAGAATTGAATACGTGTGTTACTGTGACATCATCTTTGCGATGATAGAAGTTGTGTAGATATTCGAGACGTTCGATTATTGTCTCGGGGTCTTCGAAATGATGTAAGTGTTTCTCATCATGTTCCCAATGAAATTCTAGGTTGACCTTTATGTTATTATGATAACAATAATTGTGGGCGCAATTAAGCGCCCACATAAAGTCACCTACTCCTGGCGTACCACGCCAAGTTATTAATTCCATCATTTACCTTTATTTGCGAGAGCCTCTTTACCATAGAACCCCATTACGATTGCGGCAACAGAAACAAAGTAGGTCGCGGCCATATCACCAAGGATTTTCGCTGCACTGTCCAATCCAATCACGGATGCAAGGACTACTGCAAACGGGTATAGTAACATACCAGTCAATGCGAACCAAGCCATGTTCCTTTGTGCATCACGCATTGCGTCCGCATCCTCTAACTCTTTACGTTTAAACTCAAGGTGCATCTTGAGTTCCTGTTCGGTGATGTGTCCATCTCCATCTAGATCTGCACCAGCCAGTGAACCATCGCTGTCTACTGTAATCTGCGTTTTATCTACCATTACTTATACCCTTATTATTGTAGTTATTAGTAATGGTATTTATATTAAAACACTTTTACCCCGTACTTTTGTTCCCACAATTCAGCATCATGTTCATCGTTCACCATAGGTCTTCCCCTGATATTCAATGAAGTGTTGAGTAACATAGGGATACCTGTACGCGCATAGTACTCTTCAATTATCTTACGGAAGATACTTGGACAGTCAGGTTGTACTAATTGCACTCGTGCAGTCCCATCAACGTGAGTCACTGACTCGTATGGATGTTTTGCTATAGACGTGTACTGCATGTACTCGTTCATAGGCCCTTCGAAATAGTCATGTGCATGTTCAGCAAGGATTGCAGGTGCGAACGGACGATACTTCTGTCTACGTTTGATTGTGTTGACCGTATCCTTAACGTCATATCTAACGTCTGCAATAAGAGACCTGTTACCCAGTGCACGGGGGCCAAACTCCGCCCTACCGTTCGCCAGACCACACACACCGTGTTCTAAGAGGTGATCGACTACTTCCTTGGGGTCTATCTCTCTGTCAATGTTGTAACCAAGATAAGGTGTCCACTCAAGTCTATCCTTACCCGTTTCCTTTGACCATGACAGTGCAGCTGCACCCAGAGAAGAACCTGCATCAGTAGGTGATACCGATATATGCATGTCATCAAACAGTTCATGTATCATTGAATTGATAACAACATTCTGTGCACATCCTCCACCATAGACCAACTTAGAACCGTGTTGTCGTGCAATATGCATTATTTGCATAATTCCATACTCTGCAAATTTCTGGATACCAGCCGCAAAGTCTTTGTCTTCGTACTTGTTACCCCAATCTTTGAGTTTACTGCGCATGTCTGCACCACGACCCCAACTCTCACTACCCTTTATATCAATGACTTGTTTTAGAGCGATTTCTGGTGCGATATTAGGGGTGTTCTCCCACCAGTCAATCAACCAGTCAACCATCTCTTTAGGTGCGGTACCGTATGAGGATAATCCCATAACGACATACTCATCCTCAAGTGGACGCAAGCCCAACACTTTAGTGGCAGTTGTGTAGACTAGTCCAATAGACTTGGGATAGTGCCACTCTTCGATTAAGTTGAATTGACTATCTAGGATGACTGCGGTCTGATACTCACCCACACCATCGATAGAGACCATTACGGTATCTTCGGTAGACTCCCATGGTCTAGTGTAGAATGCTGTCGCACAATGTGATACATGGTGGTCATAACAAACATCATATGCAAGGGACTCATATACAGGTATTTCGGATTGTGTAGTGACCGACCGTCCTTGAAAATGTTTACCATCTTTTCCGGCCATGTTTTTTCGGTAGGTTTTTTTACTGTCGATGTTCTCGTAGAATGACAGGTGGTCGTCATCAAGAACATTTTCTTCCCAGAGAGAATCTGGTATAATGGGGTCGTTTTTCTTTTTAGAATAACGTTCGGCATGGGAAGCAAACTCCACCACACCATCTTCGTTAATTACAGTCAGTGCTGCATCATGATAATACTCACTGAATCCAGTAAAGCGCATTATAACCTCTCAATTAAATTTAATCTCGAGGTTATATATCATATGATTAACCAACCAGTTTTTCGTAGATCTCTTTCCAGTTTTTCATGCAAGGGATAGTTGGGTGGTTCATGTTGAAACCATGTTCCATCAACACACTCTCCAGACCAAGTTCAACACCTAGTTCGGCATTCTCAGGTTTATCTTCTACCCATAGACATTCGGTGTCACGGTAAGGTTCTAACGCTTCGTCTTTGTCATCACCACAACCAAGGATAATGAACTTCTCAAACAAAGTCTCACCGAACAACTTCTGAAGGTTTAGGATACGCAACTTCTGTGCGTTGGGGTTATCACTCAGACTAGTAATCGCATGGAACACATAACCATGTTCTTCGTGCAACTTCTTCATGTAATGCATTGCATCACGTAGTGGGGGAAGGAACCCGACATGGGCACTCTCGTTAAACATACGGACTAACATCTTACCTGTCGCCTTGTCAATACCATAGGCTTCACTGACATCATAGACTAGGTTTGTTGGGTCAGCTAACTTGTGACCGTGTTCGTTCATCCAGATATCGAATGCGTAGAACCAGTTAAGAACTACACCATCGATGTCTGTCAATATTACATTTTCTTTATTCACTCTACTTCCTTACTTTCAAAATAATCAATAGTACTAATAACTTCTTCAAGAACTTCGGGATATCTCCTACATAGAGCTCCCATCATACTTTCAAGGTAACCAATTGCATAATGTGGATTATCGTTATCCTTACGAATCAGTTCAATCATCTTTGCGACAGTTTCATAATAAGTCATAATAAACACCTCTCTCTCAATTAGGTACCCATTATCTCATTATCATAACAAGAAGTCAAGTGTTTTCTACATTTATTTCGGTAATAGTCGGAATTTATTTGAGTGATAGTGGTCTAGCATGAGGATTTTCCATCCTCCACCAGTATAGTGACACATCTTCGCCTTTTCAAAGAACTCTTCTTCGGTAGCGTAGTGGGGGGAATCATTCCATGTCTGGTCTATGGTGACCAAATCGAAGTCGTGTTTCATCAACTGTCCAGAGATGAAAGGTTGGTCATTCATTATAGACATGTGGAATTCGGGTTTCGCGTAGAACCATTCCTTCCAAGGCATGAACAACTCACGCGCACGTAGACGTGCCTCGCGTGTCCATACGACCACACCAGTGTTTAGTATAGTCAACTTGGATGGTCTACTAGGGGGTAGTGATGGTACGATAGGAACATCGTGCATCTGGAACTTCTTCACAAATTCCATGTAGGTACTTTTTTTATAATCCCAAGAGTTATATCCACCACCACTGGCAGTGACAATATCACTCTCAAGTACACCGAAAACATCTCCGTCTTCACAGAGGTCGAAGATGTTTTCATCGGTGTTTACTACTATGTCGGTATCGGCAAAGAGCACCTTGTCGTACTGGTCGAACATCGGATCGTAGATTACACGCAAACATTCAAATAGTATTGCAGTAGAGTTGTCATCCTTACAGTATACCGCTTCATCAGAATAGTGATAATCCGCATCTACGTGGTCTGCATACTGTGCAAAAGAGTTACGAGATATATCTGCACATTCTTGATAGACCTGACTTCTTTTTCTACCTTCTATTTCACCACGTTCATCAACTTTGTCGTTGACAATCATATATTGAAAAATCGCGTTTCTCATTACTTCTCACTTTTCGTGTATCAGATTTTCCATTCAAGGCCATCTGTTTATGTTTATTGCGTTTCTTGTTTCTACTATCGTGACGAGTGTACTTTGCCATGAGTCTTACGTATTAACTTACGTTCTCCATTTTTTCCATCAACCGTTCTGCACGGTTAGTTACTTGACGATACCAGAGACTATCTCGTCCCTCTACCGCCGCCCTTTTCCAGTCACCCTCTTCAAGAGCGGCTGTAAAATTCTTAAACTTGCTCAGACGGGTACGACCCATGTTGAACATCATGTTGACCAATATCTGCTGGACTTCGTCTGGGAAGTCTCCAAATGTCCCTTCTCCGTATAGAGCGTGACACTCTGATATTGAGGTGTCAAGGTCTTTTTCGAAACACTCTCGGACTCGTTCCTCGGAGACGGGGGTACCAATGTCCTGACCAAACTCAGGGTCAGATTCCAATACCAAGTGCCCGACGCCAAATGTAGCGTATCCAAGATGGTCATTATAGATCTCATAGACAACTCCTTCGTCTATCTTTAGTTGTTCAAATACTGCTTCTCTGTTCACTGGGGGTTCTCCTTTAAAATAAGTTCTTTAGTCATTATATAGTCACGCACGAAGTCCGAACGTACTATATCTGCCCATGTAAATTCTGTTATTGTGAATCTATTCATCTGTTCTAGAATATGCAAGAAATCGATGATTCCTTTCTTATCACCTGCCCGAGTAAAGTCGGACTGGTAATAATCTCCACAGAAGATTACCTTACAATTTTTACCCACTCGAGTAATTATACTATCTAACTCGTGGAATGTCAAGTTCTGCATTTCATCAACTACGATGATTGCATCGTTGTATGTGGTACCTCGTATATGTGAGGTAGACACAAACTCCAACGAACCTGCCTTAACCAGTTTATCATAGGATTCTCTATCCTCGAATAGTTCGGTACATATCTGACGATAGGGGCCAGTATACGCATCCATCTTTTCTTCTAGTGTTCCCGGCAGGAAACCAATTTCCCTTGTGGGTACGATAGACCTACAGACAACCAGTTTCTCGTATTCACTCCCCTTGTCGAGTACATCTTGTAACGCAAGATACATACCGACAAAGGTCTTACCTGAACCTGCTGAACCCGACATTACAATATGGTTACCTTCTTTCCACGCACGAAAGACGGTTTCCTGACTTGTAGTCATAGGATCTATTGTGCAGAGATGGTCAATCTTTAACACAGATGGTTTTGTAGGAGTTTGTTTTTTCATGTTTTTATCGTGTTGTCCTTACCGGAACTTTTCTTAACCCGACCAATTAATTCTTGCCATCCAGAACCTGCGGTCGTAAGTGCAGATTTTGTTCCGGAAACAAGGCCAGGACTAGAGGAATAGTACCGTGTGAGATGAGGATTGTCGACCAAGAATTGGTCATACTCGGATATGCTTAATTTGATATCTACTACTTCATCGGTTTCATTATTTTTAAATTCATATATTGGCATAAGTTTTTCATTCCCAAGGGTCTAACGATACGGGGGGATAACTCCCCCCGCACGAGATAGAGATCACCTTCCTTATTGAGTCATTTGTTCTTCGATTGTTTGGTTTAGGAATGCCTGCTTTTTCGCGAGTTTATAAGCAAGTTCACTCCTCCCTTTCTTTTGTAATCGTTGGATATAATATCCAAGTTCATTACGGTCTTTCTTCAATCGTTGTATTTGTTTTTCTGACATCAACTCTCCTTTACTTTAAAATGGAAGTTAGGTTTTAATTAGATTGGGGAAGGCCTCCTGTACTAGTTTTTTGGTTAGGTTTTTGACGGGTGACTTTTTAGCCACCATGGATAAAACTATTTTTGCATCTTCGGCATGAATAGATTCCAGAAGTTTGATGAACATCGACTCGACCTTATAATTAGGGAGTCTATCGCCTGGCCCACCTTTTACAAAGTACCCAAAATCACGGTTCTTCTTCAACAGAGAACTCGGAACGGATTCTTCTTTATTTGGAGTATAAGGGGGTGTACCCTCTGGGAGGGTGAATCGTAGAGATTCATCGAATGTACCACGTAGTACATCGAGAAGGGCAGGAACGTCTTTGTACTTCAGAAGTACTTCCTTTCTAGTTGACCTAGTCGTCTGACTCTCAAACTCTTTGAGAATTTCGTGAATTTGTTTAGTAATAGTGTATGCCATATTCATTTCGCCTTTCTATTAGTATATAGGGATTTTAGGATTTCTACTAATATGTATATGTAAAAAAACCCCCAATTTCTTGGGGGACAAATGTGGGACGTATTGCCACAGGAATCATTACCAATTTACGTCAATCAACGTCCCACTCAATAACTTTGTAGTTCTTCATCGCCGTTGCTTCTGCAAACTCTATGGCTTCTTCTTCAGTCTCAAAGATCATTTCAGGAAGAAACTCTCCGTCTTCTTCCAAGTAGTAAACATAGTCGCTCATAATATCTCCTTAGTAGTACCAGCTGTTGTAGTGTTCTTTCTCAGCAGTAGTAGGACGAGCACTAGAGAAAGAAGAAGTCTTGAACCCACCGTAGTTGTCGATTCGTTTCTTCATCTCTTCACCGATGAAAGCGTTAGGAACCGCACGAACATTTTGACACATCATTCCTTCACTACCTTCAACAGTTTCGGTGGCAATCTCACGGACAATTACAGTTTTCGCTGTAGGTTTCGCAACAACTTGGTAACAATCAACTTGAGTCTGTTCCCAACCCCAAGAGTCAACGAACAAGTCACCGACCTTAACGTTGTTGGCAAGTTCTGCCGCTCTCACTTTGCGTCCTTCTTTCGCTTTGGCACGAAATTCGATAGTGGCAAGACGGTCATCAATGAACTCTTGTTGCGCTTCGTACATACGTTCAATAGTACGGTAACGAACGTGGTACTCATTCTTGAAACCAAGACGAGCACGAGGAGCAACACGGTCACACTTGGCAATCAAACGTTCTTCGTCAATTGTAAGAATAAGGTCGTGTTTCGCAAACAATTCAATCATTTCATTTTTCATAATATAGTCTCTTCAAAGTAAAAACAACGGGGACTCTCCCCAACCAACACAAGTATTATCTCATAACCAAAACAATAATGCAACACTTTTTTTAACTTTTTTTAGAACATTTTGTTATTGAACCCACACGTGGTTATAACGTTTTGGCATATCGTCACAGGAGTATAGGTCACCCTCTGCGTAGTTCAGAACCTTAACGCACTCGCCAGTAGAATTACTGAAGTGCACGTCTGGTTGATCCAGAACACTATCTACACAACTAACCGCGACAACCAGAACTATCGCTCCAAACAATCCAACCACCAACGCTCGTAATATATCTTCTTGGGTAGTCAACATTATACAATCACCTCAACTCGATTATCAAACTCGGTTATACTCATCTCGTATGGAACCATCATCTCTGTCCCAATTCTGTCCATATCGTAACTCTCCGAACCACTACGAGAGTCTTTAACGAAGACCTTATAACCCTCACAGACGTATATCTGACGACCATCCATATCTGCATACATTGGGCCTTTCTCGATGACACGACCGATAATGTACATATCATCACGACCTTCCATTGGTTGGAAATCAAACGCTTTAATCACGTCACCAACATTTGCTACATTCTCAAATTTCAACATTATATTGCACCTCTGATTTCATTTATACGATTAACCATTCTCTTGTACTCTGAATTGTAGTACGTCTCGTTGTAACACTCCTCAGCATCAATCAACATAGCGAGGTCATTCCAAAGGATGGCGAGTTCGTTCTCGCGTTCTTCTTGTTCCGCAATCATGTTAATCTCATCTAACTCGCCAAACTCACCAGTATATCCACCACACATAATATATTCTCTCTCAACTCAATTTGTACAAGTATTATCTCATAATCATAACAAGAAGTCAACACTTATTTACATTTATTTCATGAATAGTGGGTATAACTATGGTCTATTGTACCATGGTTCAGGCCCACGGATTGGTTTCAATGTCTCGGGGAGGTGTTTTGCGTGAATCTTACATCCAATGAATGCATTGTAGTAGTCGTCCCGTAACAGAACGTCACGGTTGAATTGTTCTTTGGCTTCAAGGTAGGAACACTCACCTTTGGTTTTGCAGAGGTGTAGTATCTCTCGGTAGTATGCTTCACCACCTTTCTTCTCTACCAGTAGTTTGAGTTCTTCGGATGACCCATAGTAGTCCATCCAGTCAGATTGTTTGGTAACCTTGCGTTTCCGTTTCTGACCTTTCAGTGGGGGTAGTCTGCGTACAGACCAGAAGAACTTCTTACCGACATATTTCTTTCCGGTATCACGTTCTGTAATAAGATAGACGAACCCAACATATTCGCTGAGTTCGTCTTCGGGAGGATTGTATTCTTCGTTTTGATAATGCCACATTGTATTATATAACTGCCATTAAGGGGTCTAATGACTTATATATAATACAAATACCTAATCCTCTTCGTCATCCTCAAGACTCTCTGCCTCAATGTCCTCACCACACATAGGACAATGACGAGGTTCTTCTTCTTCATAATGTACATGTACTGTCGTTATTATGTCACAGATAGGACATTCAATGTGATAGTATGAATTCATTAAGCAGCACACCCCACACCGTCTAGTCCACAGACCTGTGGTTCTTCATCGTCCCAACCCCAGTCACCTTCCATACCATTTACAGAGTACTCGGTAACACGTTTCTCGAAGAAGTTATCATGTGATGCACCATTCAATACCCAGTCCAACCATGGTAGTGGATTATCCTTAACACCGAACTTAGGTTTCATACCCAACTGCAATAGTCTACGGTCTGCGATATGACGGATGTATTGTTTCACGTCCTCTTCGGATAGACCTTCAATCTCACCAGACTTGTACGCAAGTTTGATGAATCGGTCTTCGAGTTTGACCGCATTCTTGGCCATCTCATATATCTTAGACTTCAACTCATCGTTTATGATACGGGGATGTTCTTCACAGAACTCACGAAATAGTTTCGCATTACCCTGTACGTGTATAGTCTCGTCACGAATAGACCACTCAACAATGGTACCCATACCTTTCATCTTACCGAAACGTTGGAAGTTCAACAACATCACGAATGACGCAAACAATGACATACCTTCGTTAAATACAGACTGTGCAAGTACAAGTGCAAGACCTGTGTGAGAGTTGATGTTACCCTCTTTCATAAAGTCAATCTTGTCTGCCATCTCCTTGTACTCAAGGAACGCATGGTGTTCTTCGTCTGGTAGACCCAGAGTATCATTCAACAATGCATAAGCACGTTGGTGTACACCTTCACGGTTCGCGAACGAAGATAACATATTACGTATCTCGTTGTTCTTGAACTTAGGTATCAATAGTTCGTGATAGTTCTCTCCCACCTGTACGTCCGACTGAGTGAACAGTCGAAGTACCTGAGTGATGAACTCTTTTTCTTCTCCACTTAGTTTGGTCTTCCAGTCTTGGATGTCTTCGGACAATTCCGCTTCATCTTCGACCCAGTGAACCTCTTCGTGTTTCTTTGTTAGTTCTACCGCCCATGGGTAGAGGAACGGTTTATACGTTTTGCTAAATTCTAGTAGTCCTGACATTTATCCCTCACAAGCTCGACATTCGTTATCTTCGGTTTCTATAATGGTCTTATCTAGGAACGCCATAAGTTCCTCATAACCACCTACATAATTTCCTTGCATATAAATCTGCGGTACAGTCTTGACCTTACGTCCAGTCACTTCTGCAGCAGTCTTACCAATCTCTTTCAAATCAATATAATCAAACGGTACACCACGTAGTGTCAATTCGTCTTTTGCTAACTGACAGAACGGACAGTTTGGTATACCATATACAATCGTGCGATTATCTTCTTGAAGTGCAACACGTTCCACTTTCTCAGAGACATTCTCTGCACGTTGTTTTGCTTCTGTACGTAGATAGTACAGACCTTTCAAACCTTCCTTCCATGCCTTAACATGAACCTTGTTCACGTAGGATTTAGGTGCACCAGCAGGGAAGAATACGTTCACCGACTGACCTTGACAGATATACTTCTGACGGTCGGCCGCGTGTTGGACTACCCAAGTTTGGTCTAACTCTTGTGCAGTCTTAAATACAGACTTCTCACCTTCACTAAGGAACGGTAGATGTTGAACCGAACCTTTGTTGGTGATAATAGAAGTCCAGTTGGACTCGTTGTTCTCTCCCTTCTCGGTAAGGAGTTGGTTGAGGTATTTGTTCTTCACTAAGAAAGAACCAGCACGTGTACGGTGTGTATATGCATTTGCCTTCAATGGTTCGATAGAAGGACTTGTACTCAAAATAACACCAGACGATGCATTAGGTGCAATCGCAATCAGGTGGGCATTCCTGCGTCCATACCCTTCACCATCAGGGTAACACCCGCGCACCCGTGCGAGGAACTGTGTCTCTGCGACTGCCTCTGCATTGATATGTTTGAATACAACATCATTAATTTCACGTGCTTTATCCGATTCCCATGCGACTCCATGTTTCTGTAGGAGTGAGTGGAAACCCATCGCACCTAGACCAATCGAACGTTCTCGCTCAGCACTATATCGTGCACGGGAGATAGAGTCGGGGGCATGTTCGATAAAATAATCCAACACATTGTCAAGCATCCGAACAATGTCACGCACGATATTAGTTTCTTTCCATTCATCATAATACTCCAAGTTCAAAGAAGACAAACAACATACCGCAGTACGGTCTGCACTAGTAGGTAAGTGTATTTCATTACAAAGGTTTGATCCGTGAATCTTCAGACCCAAGTTCTTCAGTGGTTCTGGTAGGTCACGGTTCGCAGTATCAATGAAGTTCAGGTATGGTTCACCTGTACGGAAACGAGTCTCGATGATACGTTCCCATAGTTTACGTGCATTGATAGTTTCCTTGACTGCGTTATCCTTGGGGTCACGTAGGTCAAAGTCAGTGTTGTTGGTCACTGCCAACATAAACTCATCACTGATATTAATTGCATTGTGTAAGTTCAATGCCTTGCGTTGTACATCACCTGTAGGGATACGCATATTCAAGAACTCAATAATGTCTGGATGAGACACATCGAGGTATGCAGCATAAGAACCCTTGCGAGTCTTACCCTGACGGTATGCAATCATATCCGCATCCACAGTATGGATGAAAGGCATCGGGCCAGGAGCAATGTCCGATACTGTACGAACGTCTGACCAGTGACCACCTACACCACCACCCATTACAGACAACCAACGTAACTCTGACGAGTGTTCTATTAGTCCTTCTAGGGTATCAGGTACATAGGTAAGGAAACAAGAGATAGGCATCCCCTTTCCTTTTCCATTATCATCTGGTGCGTTTGACAGAACCGGAGATGCAAACATAAACCACTTCTTCGAGACATAATCATACAGTCTTTGTGCTAACTCTTCATCACCGCCAGACCATGCCTTTGCGGCACGTGCATAACCTTCTTGGGGTGACTTTTCTTCTTTGGTGAGGTAGAAGTCTTTCAACATTCCTACCGCATAATCTTCTAATAATTTATCTAGTTTTTTATCAATCTTCATTATAGGTCTTCTCGTCCACCGCTGTAATCGTAAAATGGTTCATCTTTTGTAAACTTGTAGTTCTCAATAACAAACTGTTTACCCGTATCTATAAACTGGTTAATCATCTCCCACATGCGTTCATCTTGTTGGTCTTGGGTAAACAGACCTTCCCACATGAAGTGGTTTACCAGAGACGCATCGTGGTTCTTAATCAAGAACCTTTCGGGGTGAAGGTATTTATCATCCGTCCCCTCCATACACACATATAAAATTTTATTTTTTTCGAGACCAGCCAGTCCAACTGAGTCTTGTGTTTCAATAACTTCGGGGATGTCTTCTTCATCGTGAATTACAAAGACAAGTAATCCCCTATGGCGATAAACGTCCATATGGAGTCCTTATTTAATAGAGTGAAAGTATAACAAAGTGCATGACGAATGTCAAGACTTTTTGGAGGGATTACCCATTATTCTTTTGAGTACATCAATTTGGTCTTTACGTTTGTTCTTCTTGTCGTATTTCTTGCGCATCACGACTGTCTCAGAGTCATCGCCTGCACCTGCAACCGCAGAGGTTCCTGTCATTTCATCAACAAACTTCTTAAACGGTTTCATTGTCGTTCCTTTTAAACAGTACTGCTACGGTCTTTAGAGTAGCGTCATCGTATTTGAATTTCCCTATTTCTGTGTAGGGATGGTTTTCCGAAGAACTTATGTGGTTACATAAATTCCTTGGTACTCGTAAATTATTATAATCATCTATGAGAATCCAAGGTGTTCCTGCACTACGACACAACTCATAGTCACTGGTGACACCCTCTCTAGTATGGTCTCCGTCAATAAACACCAAGTCAAACTGACTAACAAAGTCTCGGTTTAGTTTCTTGGAGTCACCTTTACCATACGTAAATCTATCACCAAAAACTTCTTTTAACTTTTTCATATGGTCTAGGGTATATGGGTGTTCACATATATCGACCGAATGGAAATTCAACTCGGGAAATAGAGACAACCACATAAATGCACTGTGACCTGCATTAAACCCAATTTCCAACATGTTCTTTGGTTGGACTATACTTTGAATATCTTTTGCGTACTCAATGGTAACATCAGTGAGTAGACAATGACCTTCTATTCCTCGTTTGAAATTTGGAAATAGTGTCTTATATTCCTGTTCTAAACTCATTTAGTTATTTCAGCTGTAGTAATATATAGTCTTTTTTGAGTCTTAATATGTACTGCTTCGTACACACTTAGACCTAAAACTTCATCACGGGGAAGAGAATTTTCTTCGGTGATACGTATCTGGTCACCTTTAAAGATAACCTCGTCACACTCTGTAGTGATGGATTCATTGCGCATACGGTACACGCCTGGCGACAATTGATTACCTTCTAACATGAACCACTGAGATTGTTCTGCAAGACAGTCTAGGATATCGATACCAGTCTCGGCGTGAATCTTCATTAGGTTCTTATCTGACAGTTCACCGTGTTCTTTGATTAGTGCAAGAGCCGCACCATATCTTGCAACCACAGATTGACCGCCAGGAACTTTCGCCATAAGACGTTTTATATTGAAAACAAGACGGTGGAATGGTGTGTAGTGTGAACGATATGCTTCACGGTCGTCCGCACTATTACGGTCGAACTCTTTATTCCTTTGTCCATCTTCATCGATGATACCCGCCTTGAACGCCTCTGTCTTATCAAAAGGTGTTACGAGTAGTTTCAGAAATCGTATCGTATATACGAGGTCTGCTGCTGATTTTAAAATACCCATCAAATTTCTCTCAGTGTGTTTATTACATATTTATCCATTTCTATACCTGTAAGTTCATCTGGATGGATAGCTTTTAGGAATATAAGGAACGGTTTTAGTGCAGACCATAGTTCAGGTTCTATCTTGAGTGCCAACATCTCGATACCTGACTCGAACCCCCAACAATTGAATATGACAATCAAGTGGTTCAATATTAGTCTTTCGGATAGTTCTCCGGTGTCACGATAACGATTCAGTAGTCTCTTGACATACTTGAACCTCTTCATGTCAGTGAAAAACTCTTCGCTGTCTATGCAGGTAGGATTATAATAGTTCTTCGCTGCAAACAGTAAAAGGGTTTTGTGGTTCAGTTCGATATCACTCATACAGGGTCTTTGAATTCCGGTAAACTTTTGTGTTTAATTAATTCGTCTTTTATCTTATCAAACTCAATAAGAAAAGGCCTAATCCACGACCAGTCTTTTCCACTCTTATAGAAACGTTGTGTTAACTGTGTCGGGTCGTTAGTATATAGGTATGTGGGTATCTCCCTCTCTTTCCTTCGTAGGATAGTGAGTTTACCCTCTAGTGCAAGTTTCTTCATTTTTAAGAACTGTATAGTATCCTCTCCAACCATTAAGTTGTTGTTGAATCTAACATGTTCTGCTGCCTTCCTAGAGTAGAATACCATCCTACACATATACTCTCGCACTTCACCGTATGTGTTCATCCGTTCGTTGAACTCAAATCTATCTATCGCCCACTGTCTTGCGAGGTCTTCATCTGGAGTACATTTAGTTATGAAGTAGTGATATAGAACCGATTTCGTGTGTTGAAGATAAGTGGGGTCTGATTTGTCGAATGGGTATTTCAACTCCCATGCATCAGACAATGACTGTAACTTACCATCCCATTCATTATACAACCATTCAAAGTTGTTGAGGTTGAGTGATATTTGAGGTTGTCGGTATAGTATCACCATATCAGGGGGACTTTCTACCTTAGAGAGTTCTGTATACACCTTGATACCATGGGGGGTAATAAGGTCATCACCGTCTACCTGTACCATGTACTCATTGTCACTTGCAAGGAATAGGTCTATGACCGAATTCTTACCTGTGGCTGCGGTACCATCAGACTCGGTGATATAGTATTCTATATTGAATTTTTTACAGTAGGTTTCTGCCAAGTTGCGGTAATTATCATCAATCGTATTGATGACAACTACCGTATCTTTTCTTGGAAGTGATACACAATTTCTATAGAGTCCTTGAATAGAACTCGAGACTAAAACATAAAATTTCATAATATACCGAAATTATATTAAGAAAGTTGTTCTATTAATACTGCCTTCGTAGAACTCTTCTTAACATCAACTCCCAGTTGTTCTGCGAGTGCAATAAGTTGTACCTTAGTCATGTCTTCTAGGGACGTGTGTACAGGAGCTTCATGCAACATAGGAGGAACAACTTCCGGTTCTGCATACATTTGTTCCAGAACTTCAGTAGTCTCCCCATTAAACTCTTCGATCTGTTCGGGGGTAAAACGTTTGGACACAAACAACTCACCTGTGATTGGGTCAACCCAACCACGAGGTGAAGGAACTGCCTGTGAACACCACTTAGGTGCTCTAATCATAATTTATTCTCCGGTGGGTTTTCCTGACAACAATGCACGAATTACTTCGAACTCTGCCATCTCTTTCTTCACTGTGCGTTCTTTAGGTTCTTCAACCTTTTCTAGTTCATCGTGGTCTTTAGCGTCAACAGGATGTTTTGCAACAAACTCTTTTTCTTTACCAGATGCCTTAGAGTCAATCTTCTCAGGTTCAGTTGCACCTTTCTTCTGATTGCTCCTGACAGCTTCTTCAATTTCAGACCACATCGCAATGAATGCTTCACGGGCGTTTACAGATTCAATCTTAGAAATCTCTGCGGTAGAGTCAGAAGTCTTAGGATTTTCATCAGTCTTCTTTTTCTTCTTAACAGGTTTCTCTGCATCACCTTCACCGTCTGCTTCAACTGCTTCGGCGTCATCGTCTTCTTTTTCTGCCTCGGTTTCACCTTCGTCTGCATCACCATCTTTCTTGGGTGGCATTTTCTTCTTAGGTTCTTCCTCTTCGTCCTTCTCTTCCTTCACGTTCTTGGCAGGTTTCTTACCACCGTCAATCGCGTCATCAGTTGCGGCACGTTTCTTGTGCAGGAACTCGTCCGAAGAATCAACATCTCCATCGTTATCGATGTCTTTGTCTTTACGGTCTTTAAACTTCTTATCGTTCTCTGCATCATTTACAGGGTCGAGTTCTTTCTTCTCGTCCATGCAAGAACCTTCGTGGACTTCACCACACTTCTCACATACGACTTCTTTTTTCTCAGAGACCATTTGCAAATATGCCTCCGCTGTTTTCTTTAAATCAGACATATTGTCTAGTCTCCGTTGTTATTGTTAAAACCAAAACATTTTTATGATGGCGCCAATCACTGCGGCAACACCTATTACAGTTACACGATTAATAATAGACACAGTATGTGCATTCTCATTAACCTTAGTCTCGATAGCATCGAGTTTCTCAGAGAATCGATTCATTCTCTCATAATGATTTCTATGGTTTTGTTCCATAGATAATATCTTTTCCTCTGTTCTTGCGAGAGATACCATTGCTTCGGATAGTTTATCTATCTTCTCTTCAATTCTATCTAATCGGTGGTCATCGCTGGCCATCAGTTACCCCATTTATTTATATTAGTTATCGACTTTAGAACCTGCGCGCCATTGGTAACAAGACCAGTATCTTGCTTTCCATTTGGGGCCGGGATTCGCACAGTTGTGCCTTGCTCGGAATGACTTACGTCTATTGGGGTCGTCTCTCTTAATATCCATATTAGGGTCACCAAACCTAACCACAACAACCTTACCAGATTCATTCTTAACGTACACCTTGAACTTCTTGTTGGGGTTCTCGGATGTACGAATGGGATTGTTCAACGTGACTTTCTTTCCTTGATACTCGGACTCTGTTAATTCTAAGTCTTCGTACAAATCATTACATTCGCAATGTTCGTCTATCTCATTGTAGTGATTAAAAGTTTTCATATTAACTCACGTAGAAGTTAAGTTCGTATGGGTTCGTATCAGTGTCACGGTTGTAGACTTGAATCGACAGACCTTGACGTACAGGTTTACCGTTCTTAGTCAACTTCAGTGTATGACGTGTAGTCTTACCACGGCCTGGTTTACCCTTACCCGTAGTTACTTGATTGAACCAATCGTCTTCGACAACTTCGAAACCTTTCTTCTCTGCTTGTGATTTTGCGTGTTGTACTGCGGCAGAGTAAGTCTTGAAATACAAATCGGCAGATGAGTCTTTACGTGCTTCTAGTAAAGAACCACGACCTTTCTTCAATTCAAACGTAGCAGATTGTGTACGACCTAAACCGTTAACTCTTAATGTATTACCCATTTTAGATACAGTTGTGCCTTTAATATCAAGAACCGCCATTAACCAATCTTCTAATGTTTTGAAAGTTTTAGCATTACCACCGCGCATTGCTTCGTCAAGTTCAACTTCTTCTTTTACACCATAACCTTTAGGTGCAACATCTTTACCCATCAGAAATTCATGACCCTTTTTACTTTTCTTTAGACGGTCAAGAACTTCAGGTTTTAATTCACCTTTCTTATCAAAGAACTTCGCTAGATGCGGAGGTAGTTTACCTTCTTCGAGGTCTACTGATTCCTTCATATCTTTCATCAGTTTCTTCACGGTCTTGAGGTCAAGTCCAAGTTCCTTAGCAATCTTCGCAGCAGGTACCTTCTCTTTAACCATCAGATGGAAGTCAGACATCGCACCTTCTGAAACAGATTCTTTTACAGATTTTTGCATGTGTTTGGCAAATTCTTGAGCATCCTTTTCATTAGCAAAACCTCTGCCAGTAGGGCCCCAATCAGTGTAGTCAATCTTAGAACTTGATACATCAACAAGCCAATACTTTCCACTTTTATAAACTCTCGTTTTAACTGCTTCGTCAAGTTCGACTGATTCTTTTCGATCAGGCAGGCCTTTGTGTTTGGTCTTTGCGAAGTCTTCGAGGTCTTTGGTAGACATAGAGTCCGCCATCTTCTTGACTTCGGGTGACACATCGTCCATCTCACCACGTTTGTATGCGAGTGCCATACCCATCATCTTTTGTTGGGCTTGTGAGACTGACTTCTCACGTAATTCTTGAAACGACTTCATTTATGCAAGATCCTTATCGTGGTTTAAATTGCCTTTTTTCTTTTTAACGATGAATGCGTTTACTCTCGCATATCCCCATTGCTGTGGAGTAGTGCCTGGACGGTGTCCCGTCTTCCATGCCGCAACACCACGGTTATAAACTTTTCTCAATGTATCTACCGAGATACCAGACTTCTTCGCTTTACCAGCAAGTCCTTCACCCTCTTCATCTATTACATCATACATTGAATAACGTGCTTCGGCAAGGTATTTTTTGAAATTAATCATTTAGTTTTCCTATTCTTTTGTTTTGCACGTGCAAGTCTTGCACGGTCTAGAATAGAATCGTGTTTCTTCTTATCAGACTCTTTCTCACGTTCGATTGCATCACGTGCAGTCTTAACCGGATCAAGTTCTTCCTTCATACTGAAGTTTGGATAGAACGCTTCCTTCTCGGGAATAACACCTTTCTTGATTAACTTGTGGAATATCTCTGCCGCACTACGACCATTCGCGCCATACCTACGTGCGATATCTGACATAAATCCTAATTTGTTTCTTTGACCCGCAGAACTTTTTTGAAGTTCTTTTCTGAAGGTTGCGATAACTGTCTTGTACACATCTGCGTTAATAATCTTATCCCAGAAACGACCCGCCAATGGGCCTTCGAGATTATCGATATATCTTCCAAGTAACTCGTCAATCTGTTCGACAGACTCGTACTTAACTTCAGGACTAGTAGTCTTAAAGTCTTTCTTGCGCATTATTGTTTTGTTAATAACTTCAAACTCACCGTTCTTGTAGTTGATTACTACAGGTAAGTTAAGGTCAGACTGCATATCCTTCAGGACTGCCTCTGAATCACCATGTTTTTTGATGTTCCGACCTTTTTCTTTTGCAATCTTTTTGAACAACTTCTGTAGTTCAGTGACCTTAATCTCAGGTTTGTTACGAGAGTCGTTCATACGGTCAGCGAAGTGACGTGTGAATTCTATATCGATATCATACTTTGCAAGGAGTCTGTCACCAAACTTCTCAAGGTCATTGAGTTGTTTCTGAGAGACTTCTTCGTACATATCTTTGAACTGTTTGGTGTACTTAGAAGGTTTGGTCTGTGCAGTTGCATCGCCAGGAGCAGGTTTGTATGCAGATGCATCATCGTCTGCTTTCTTACCGTGTTTCTTGAAGTGTGCATCACGTGCAACTTTGGTGGACTTCTTCAGTCCAGAGTGATAACGTGCAGGTTGTGTACCTTCACGATCTTTGATATCTGAGTCTTGTTTCTCTAGTAGGTCTACAGCATCTAACCATTTACGTAACTTACCGTTGGCCGTTTCTACAATTACATAGTTAGCACCAAGGACTAATACAGTACCAACCTCGTCACTTTCTTTGATTACTACCAAATCACCTACATTGTACAGTTCACCTGACACGTACTGTTCTCTTGTTTCAGAAACAGTTTCTAGTTCGATGTGGTTTTTAAATTCTCTTTCTTCCTTGAGTCCCATACCTTTACGTACATCATTGAATAGTGCACGTGTATCTTTGTTGGACATACCTTTTGGTACACCCTGTGCAAAGGTAACAAAATCATTTTTCTCTGCATTCGCACGTTGTTTAGACGCGGACATACCCTCGACACCAGTTGCATCGGGGTCACGTTCACCCGCAGATATGACATTAATCTTTTTGAAATTGTAGAAACCATGACGTGCCTTTGTACCGTTGTACTTATTCAACAATACATCGAACTCACGTATACGGTCTGCACCAACAACCATATTAATCTTAGTATAACCTTGGTCATATAGTTTTACTGCAATATCAAATACGGACTTGACATCCTTATCTAACATTACTTGACGTGCATGTTTTGGAAACATTTTACGAGTGTGTTTCACTTTCTCCACATAGGACAGTGGGTCTTTCTTGGGATTCTGTGAGTGTGACAGATATACTTTATAATCACTCTTACCAGACTTCGCTGCAAGAGTATCCATCACTTTCCCATGCCCAATAGTAGGTGGGTTCATTCTACCAAAGGTAAAATAAACCTCCCTTTCCTCTTCGATGAGGTATTGGGAAAAATTATTAATCGGCACTTGGGCCCCCTTTTTTACGTTCAAGTTCTTTCTTACGAACCTTCGGTAACATTTTCTGTGCGAGTTTGTCAATCTTAGGTTTCATCTTATCTAGTCTTTTCTCAATGTCCTGTCTGCGAGACATTGACAACTCGTCTTTGGGGATATCTTTAGTTAGTTTCTTTAGGATAATATTACGTGCGGCTTTACGTGCACGTTTTTTGATGGTATCCATATTCGCCATCTTACGGGCAGCGCGTTTGCGGCCGATTGCGATTTTGGGTGCAAGTTTCTTCATCTGACGAGACTTCGCCATACGTTGTTGTACGGTCAATGCCTCTTGCGCGACTTCTTCGTTGGTATCAACGGAGTCGAATTCTTTGAATCTAAGCGGTTTCTTTGCCACTTCTATTTCCTCTGGTTTATCCCATTAAGTACGACTAGGTGTGTCCCAGCCTTTTAATATATCGGGTGAAAAGTTGTTGTATGAGAATTCCATACGGTCAACAAGTTTCACCGCATCACCACCAAGTTTATCTATTGCCACATAACCTTCTTCACCAGTTACTTTATAACCAGTTTTGGTTTTAACAAAAGTGTCAATATCTTTTAAACTGTTAAGTTTATTTATAAGAGTTAACTTTGCAAGAACTATCATTTTTTGCAATTCGAACATCTTTTCTAGAGATGCTCGATTTGCAGGTGAAAAGAACGACATTATTTCTTCGCGTTTGGTTTCTTGGGCTTGCTTACCCTTTTCGGTTTTGCGCTTGTCGATTTCTTTTTGGTACTTGTCGTTGATGTATTTGATGAGACCTTTGACGTGGGTTTTCGAGTTGCCGATGACTTCGCCTTTGCGGACTTTGGTGTTTCCGTAGGTTTCGATGGTTTGGGCGAGGGTGGGGTTTCCTTCGAGGGTTCTGAGGGTCGTCCCACTAATTTGGTTAAAAAGTTTACCAGCTTGCGAAAGATATTCATTCACTTTCTCCGTTTCTTTAGTTGTCATTGTTGCGTTAGATAAATCACGAAGCATTGCATCTTGTGACCATACAGTAGTAGACTTTTTAAGTTTCGATACATCAACACCATAGGATGCCTTCATCGTCTCAAAAGAACTACCAGTATATGTAGTGTGCCACACTATACCGATTTTTGCAGCCTTAACTGATTGCGCCTGTTCTTCCGGTACTGCATACACAATTGTATTAGGATGGAACGTTACATATTTTTGTCCATCGATTGTCTTAGTCTGTACATCACCTCGACCAAAAAGAAAGTCGCCCTGAATAACACCTTTAATACCAAGACTTGGTAGATATTTAAGAGCGTCTTTAAGTTTGTCCGCAAGGTCTCCCGAAGTGTCTTCTTCAATTTCTGCATTAGTTTTATATACCTTTGGGTTCTTATTAAATATACCTTTCTTCGCAACAAAGAACTCACCGTCCCGTGGGTCTTGTCCACAGAAGATTGCAGGCGCACCATCCCATTTTACCGAGACTTTTCCGCTGTGTTTACCGGACAACATATCACGCAATTCTCGCAGTGCAAGGATTGCTTGCCGTGTACCATTCACACCCCCGTAAATGACTTTATCTTCGATATGCGTCATGTGGGTGTTCTTTTGTTCTGTGATAAATTCTTTAAATTTCATTATCTTACCTCAATCCAACCCAGATCTGCCCAACCCGTCTTGTTTGAACCCGTTGAAGCAACAGCAATCAGGAACGTGGTTGTAGTATCACCTAGTGTTGTTGTGGTCTTTCTGGCAAGTTGAGTAATCGACCTTTCAGGAAATTCAACTTTCTGTCCCATGTTACCACTAGAAACATATGTTGTTCCTAAAATATTACCGTTGGTATAACCAGTAGCGGTGATATTATATTCAATAGGAGAATCAGAGTCGTATGAAACCCAAGTGCCGCCAGTAACAGTAGCATCTTCGATTGCTCTGATAAACATACTTGAGTTATCTAATGTAGCACCAGAATATTCATCGGGTAGTACGACAGAGTTTAGTGCGTCTGCCTTGAGTCGTATCGCAACAATAGGATAAAAAGTATTAGCAGATGTGAGGGATTTTCCTGTAATTGCCGAAGAAATACTTTTTTGTCTTCCGAGAAGAGTAGTTGTTCCTTCAGTAAGGAATGAATGAGAACCCTGATACACGGAGTGAGTTCCCGCAATACCATCAACATTTGTCAATTCTATGCGAACTGGAAGTGCACCACGTGATGCCCAAGTGTGGTCATGAGTATTAGCGTGATCTATCTTATGAATAGAAATTGCATTGTTGTCAATAACAAACTTCCACTCAACCTGTCCTGCACCATACCACTCGTACTCAATTACCATTAATTGAATTTTAGAAAGATCTAATGTGATACCACTCGGCCCAGTACCATCCAACTTATCAACAGACCAATTTGCACGAGAATAACGTTCTTCGTCTTCTCCACCGGCAGTATCTCTTCTCAATACACAATAAAGGTCATCACCATCATCTTCAAAGTATGCACCTTTGTCATCATCGAATACACCGAATCTTTTACGAATACCCGATGTCTGAGATCCAAAAATTACAGACATAGAAACTTCATTAGCACGGCCTGGTAAATATCTCTGGATACGTGCGGTTTGTCGAATGATCGAATCTCCAGAATCCGAACCAACCTCTAATTCAACCATACCGAGATACGGATCATGGGTAGAAGAACCTGTACCAACAACGAGTTCGTCCCAAATATCTACGTCTTTTCCGTATGTAAATGTGTTGAAGTCTGTCACTTCATATGTAGAAACTTTACGTCTATTCTTAGAAGTGTGTTGAACAGTATCGTCATCGACTAGAAGAACTTGTTTGCCCCAAGGGTTTTCTGTAGTGCCAACAATAGGTAAAGGATTGCCACTATCTACCAACGTGCCGTGTCTATTTACTAGTGCAGTAGTTTCATGAAACTTTCCCTGCGCGCCTTTAATTTGTGCCATTTTAACTTACCTTTAAGTGTACCGCAGATAGCGGTGATTGTGACTTTGCTACACGGAATAAATAATCCATGAATTGTTGTTCGCGACCTTGTATCATTATGAAAATAGAAGTCACATAGTACTTAGAGACTAACCATTCTGTTGTCTTACCTTCCAGATTCTTTTTAAAAGTTTCCTTGTCTACCGGACTATCTACTGCACCATCATAGAATCCATAGAATTTGTCTAGGAACGCATCCCTATCTTTCTTGATGGACGACTCAAGATCCTTACGATTCTCGGTCTTATCACGAGTTGTTGCATATAGAGCCGCATCAATACCACCATGAGATACCTTACCATGTTTAGCAGCTTTACCGATAATCTCGCACTGGAAGGTAGGGAAGGTTCGGAACTGCATCTCAATACCACCGGCACCAAACAGGTAACCATCTTTGGACTTGAAGAAATCTTTCTTACCATAAGATGACTTGGTGAACTTCGCACCTTTGAATGGTTTCTTATAGTTAACTTGAGACAGTCTGACCTTGTTACCTATTACCTTCTTCAACGACACACCAATGATATCACGTGCAGTGTATGCCTTCATCAATTCGTTGTTCAGGTATTCCAGAGACTTTGCACCCTCTATATCATACATGTTCTCTGCACCCTTTGCGACCATGTAGATGTCCGCAGGAGACCATTTGTTGACATTACCGAATGCTTTCTCGATGCGATTCAACTCTTTAAACTTCTTCTCTAATATCTCAACCCAACCAGATCCACGATGGAAACTGTATTGTTTTTTACCTAGAGCTTTATGTAGAATTTTTGCGGCAGTAATGGAAGAGGAGATCCATCCTTCATCAGCCAGAAGAACTTCATCTAGAGACGCATCTGTATGCGTTTTGGGATATGCGTTACGTATATCATCCGCAGAGAATTTAGTTGTCCGGTTATCCCAGATTGCTTGTAGATAAACACATTGTGCAGATTCAGTTGCACGAGTGTTGGCTGCACCACCACCCGAACCACGACCACCCCCGAACTCGGCAGTCTTAGATAACTTACCGAATGCGAGTTTAGTTCCATCTAGGGTTTCGAGTCCAATTGACTGTGCGAGTTTAGAGTTTCCTGATTTAACAGCTTTCTCAATCTCTGCATTGTACTTAAAGACTACTTGGTCACCACCGACCAACTCAAAGGGTTCATTACCTTTATACTTTCGGAGAAATAATTCTATTCGGTCAGGTCTATCCTCACGAGTGATTTCTCCGAAGGTCAAAGATGCCTCCGATAAAAAAGTTTTGAACCCTATCATTCCTATTTCCTAAAAGTGATTATAACTGAATTATACCACTATTTATACAAAAAGGGAAGTAGAATTTTCCTCATTATATTGTGCAATAGTTTCGATTAGGGGTCGTACCCAGTTGTCTCGATGTTCGATAAACACTTGAGGTTCATTGTTATCAACCGAGATTATGGTAACCAACTGAGTGATAGGTTGACCAGTACGTTCTTCCCACATGATTGCATACGCAGCTTCTTGCATGAAGTAGTTCTTAATCCAGTCAAGACGTTTAGGTTTCATCGAAGTTTTGTAATCGATGATTGACGGTTTACCATCAAAGATACCCACGCAATCCACACGACCCGCAACACCCAAATGATTGGAGTATAGTGGGGCTTCTTGTGCGAAGACCTTAGTCAAACGTTCATCAAGTATTGGTTTCAAATCAAGGAAAGAACCAATAATGTCAGGTGTGTAACCCTCTTTGAAGTTGGGGTCATTGTTAACATACTTCTCACAGATTTCGTGAACCGAGGTACCACGAGTAGATGCACGATAAGAGACACGATTCGCCTCTTCCTCACCTACACGTTTACGCCACTTGGCAATACTGTCACGTGACAGAATCGAAAGGACTGTAGTGATAGAGGGAAGGTTGACACCTTCGGGGGTTTTGTATTTGCGGCCACTATCGGTGGTCACTGCTTCCATCTCGGTCAATTCGACCGGAACATGTTCAAACATTATATATTTCTCTCTTTTGTTTAGGAATTCATCACTCAATTTGTACAGTCATTATCTCATAATCATAACAAGAAGTCAAGAGTTTTTATTGATAAAATGTGACCCAAATGTGAGTTTTAGTCGATGGACTCGTAGAACTCGATATCCGATGCATAGTATGAACGCAGAAGGTCTATGCAATCTTCGGCCATCCAAGTCGCTATTGGTAGTTTAAGATACTCGGGTGTTGGGTCACCGAGTTGTATCTGAGGTACATCAGTCTCCGCAAAACCTCCCGCATTACCCACTACGGTAGATAGAACCGTATCCATAGACTCTAGTTTGTACGGAGTTAGTATGAGTTCATCGTTGTGATAAAAATAATCACGGTAGTTCCATTTGAAATCTAATGCAAGGTCAGTTCGACCATTGAACAATCCATGACGTATCGCAAGAGTCATGGTATCTATATTATCACCTTCCCACAAACCGAATGACTTTGCCAACATAAATCTAGACACCCATCTTTCCAGAGGGTCTCGGACAAATGCAAAACTGGTATACTCACGAAGTTCTTCTAGTGTGATTAGTCCTTGGTCAATCGCCTGTGTAGGCGTCATGTGATATTCATTGAGAGTTCTGGTCGCAAGACTATCTCGTCTTGAAAGAGTATCCTCATTCATCTCCAAGGATTCTATTTCATCTAGGTTGGTTATCACATCATCATCTCGAGTAGGGAGTTGACTGTTTTCTAACACATACTGGGCAGAGTTAGACCCTACCCTTGGTACTGAAAAGTATGCGATTTTATGTTGGTGAGATATAAACATTATTTCATTTTCCTTGTCACGTCAGCATATCCGTCCACGACATACGCATCCGGATAGAATCTTCTAATTAAATCTTCTTGCATTGGGCCTACCGTTTCACCCTTCCATCGAGTTGCAACAGTAGTCATATCTAAATCTTCGTCCCATCTTTCAAACGCGAGTAAAGGGAACCCTTTATTCAACTGACCTTCACGTTCCTTAAAGTTGATTCCTGCACCATGCGCCTCACCCGCCTTCAATATATGACTGGTAATCATTGGTTCCATACCTTCAGGACTTGGATAGTATGGCATTCTATATTTGATAACTTCTACGCCAGGATGTTCATGTATAGGTAAATTAGGTGTAGGAAAAATCATGTAGAGTTCTACCTGATACCTTCCATGTCTAAACATACACATCGAGGTCGCATCGTCCGAACGATAAATCTCTGTATCGAGTGGGGGTGCAAATGGCATATTATTATAGAACCACCATTGTGCAAAATCCTTAACTGTTCCGAAGTCGCCAGGGATGTCAATCTTTCCATCTATCGGGTGTTCCGGAACAAAACGTTCTCTGTCCCTACTCTCGGGTATTTCAGTTGCTATTAATTTCTCATCCATTACGGGTACCTGTGATTACAATGCAGTTTCCCATATTTATACAATAAACAACGCATCGAACGTTGGGTCGAGTAACAACATTCTCAGTTGTTCTTGATGAGTACCTTTATGGTACCACTCTTTACCGTCACTCCATGTAACCTTTTCACCGGAAAGAACTGCATAACGAATACCTTCCTCCACGTTTTTCAGTACTTCATCTTCTTGTATGACAGGTATACAACAGTCACCTTCAAAATAGGTATCGATGAACTCGGGTAGGTAACTACGAGAGATACTAGCCGCACAGAATGTAGGAGATGGATTGATGTCAGTAATCACCATATCCGATTTGTGCCATGGTACCGACAAATCTTTTCCGATGATATCCACACCCGCAATATCCAGACCCAAAACTTTGGTTGCGCGTATCGCCATATCAATATTGTCAGGATGAATCTTCTTGGTCATATCCTCATCTATACCACCATCTTGGGTAGACTCTATGGCTCTTAGATAAACCACTTCACCCTCGGCAGGTACAGTCTGACCATCCATACCCGTGAGTTGTAGATGCAGTTCGGTAGTATAGTCAAAGTGTGCAAAGGGTTCGCGATTCCAGACCGGACGTTTATCTTGACGAGTTTTTTCTTTCTCATTAAGGGATAATATAGTATCGACACCATTACCTACCACGTAAATAGGGTCACGTTTTACCGCATAGACCATTTTTCCATTGGTGATAAAGAGTCGATGACACACACCTTCGACAGGTTTTTCTATCAACAGAACTTTACTGATAGACGCATTCATACCCTTCTGGACTGCACCACGTAACATGGCATCATTGTCCACATTAATAGTCACACCTTCCCCACGGTCACCATCTACAGGTTTGACCACCACAGGGTATCCCAAGTCTTCTACTACCCCTAGTGCATGTTCTAGACGAGTCACCATATAATGCTCGGGTGTAGGGAATCCCATGTTCCGTAATGTACTTGACGCAACAAACTTATCCCCTGCAATATCAACACCAATACTAGAATCACGGTCGGACATACTGCCTTCAATACGTCTCTGAGAACTTCCTGTACCTAGTTGGTAGATACCCTTACCTAGACATACAAAGGGTATTCCACGTTCTCCCGCAGCCTTGATTACAGGAACAGTTGCATTTGAATATGCGACCATGATACGTATATCAGGTATTACCTTAGACTCTATATGTGACATCAATGATAAGATGTTATTATCAGTAGGTTCGGTTGTTAATGATTTGTGACATATCGAGATGGCATGTTGAAGAGAACCAGTGAAGGTTTCTGGCATAAAACCAGACAGACGGTATTGTATCAGTTCAACCTCGATGGAATCACCTAGGTCAGTAACCTCGGTAACCATGGGTATCTTGAAAGTAGGGACTCCTACTGCATTCTGGAGAGTTACCGATAGACGTAACACACAGTTAAGAAAAGTCACTATCGACTTATCCTTGCAAGGTATAGTTGTCGTCTCCGGACTTATTTCTAAAACATCATTGACCCAGCAGGTTAACTGTTTGAAGTTCCCACTAGGTTTTTTGATAGTTAACGTTAATTCTGTATCGGGGGTATTGTTAATAATCCCATGAATATCAAGAGGACTCAATGTCACACAAACTCCTTTATTAGTGCTGACCCTAATAAAAGTGTCATTACCGCATTCAAAATAATCAGTGCACGGTCTTTCCACATCACCGATACCCATAACCAAAGCAAGGTACCGAGTAAACCGAAGGACAGGTCGAAATGTCGGAACTCGACACCCGCATTACGGAATGTCACCGAAACCAAGATAATTACAGCTGCAGCCCACTTGACATACCAGTCAAAGTTTTTACCGTACCACTTGTCATCAACTTTCTCTTCCATGTTACTCAAATACTCCTGTCAAAATATATGTTATTATTATAACAGATACTAACAAGATTGACAAGATAAAGTTTATAATCATTTCATCAGTGAACGTTTTTAGTTTACTTTCTTTGAGACATGTTGCCTCGATTCTTGCACGTCTTTTTGGGTAAGTCACTACCGTTATAACAAGGGATGCAACTAGTGCAATCAGTATTGCATCTATAATAGGTATCATAATATTCTCCTAATAACTGTAAACAACGAGTTTGATTTTATCAGCACCCAAGGATTCTTCTTTAATGATAGGGTCGACCAAATCGAACGCCTTTCCTAGTATCTTCATACACATCGACTTTCTTTTGTATAGAGGTGCGTCAAATATATCAGGATGTTCGTCTGGATAAAAGAACACTTTATATTGTGTTACTTCTTTTACGCTATCAACTACCATCATTAGTCTCTCACCTCAATCATGTTCTCAATACGATACTCAAGTTCCATGATTAACACTTTACGAAGTTGTGGATAGATACGAGTCTGTGTATCAAGTACTGCCTGAATATGGTCATTACTCATTTCACTTACTGGTACATATCGTAATGGCTGGTCGCCATTCTTACCATAAGTTCCCCAAGTGACTTGTTCACGTACTAACATATATTCATCATCAAGAAAAACCGAAGCATCAACTTCGTCACCGTTGACAGAACGTCTAATGTAATCTAGACCACCATCGACCATATAGGTTTTTCCATTGGTCGAATCCACATGTTCTTTATAATCATGACGTGAGTAACTCTGAAGTCGAGTGCCATCTGGTGTCCATAATGCATTGACTAATATATCACTCATTATAGTGCCTCCGCAAATTCAATTGCTTTAGAAACCGCAAGTTGTTTACGGTTTTGGTTCGCACCAAACCATGCAGAGGTCATACGTGAATCTGCTTCACGACCCATCTCGTGGTCGGTCAGGTAGGTCACTGAGTTAAGTGCCTGCCACCATGAACCACGTGCGAACTCTGCACCCGGCTGAGTCTCCAACACATCAAATGCCTTCTGACCATTAGTGGTCAAGTCAGCATACGTTTTGACCTGTGGTGGATTCTTACCTTGGTAAGTACGTGGGAATACTTCATTGTAGTACTGAATCAAGTTTTCCATCTTGAACTGTTTACCCGCAAGGAATTGCGACAGTTCTTTGTACTGTTCGAACTTCTCATGAGCAAGACCAAGAGTAGTCTTAACGTGATTCGCATCAAACGCACGGCGGTGGTTAATTTTCGCACCATTGATTGCACGACCCTTCAGTGCATATGCAAGAGTGTTCATGCATGATACACGGATCGGGGTGAAACGGATGTCGATTGACTTACCGTATTCGTGTGGGTTAGAGAACAACAAGTATGAATCAACTTGGTCACCCTTGAGAACATCAAAAGACTCATTGACCTTGGCAAGTGCCCAGACCATCTTACCGCCTTTCAGAGAACCCGCAGTGTCCATCTGCATACCACCTTCCATGCAGTACTCATTGAAGAACTCAAACGCAGTCTCGTTCTGACAAGGTTCCCAGTTACCACCAACTTGGGTGAGAACTTTATTGTCCGAAGAACGAACAAGAGCTTCCATACCAGTAGGGATCTTGTCACCGTTATAGTCGGCATAGGTAGGAACCTTTTCTACCGACCAGTCACAACCTGCCTTCTCCATCATTTGACGTGGAGTCAGGTCACCAGAAACAATCTCACCGATACCCCAAGGAGAAGAACCTACAGACGCAGTGGTTTCGATTTGTAAAATGTCATTCATACTCATAATATATACTCTCTATTTAAAAGGTTAACTCAATTCAACAAGGACATTATCTCATATTCAGAACAAGTTGGCAACACTTTTTTTCAAAATAATTATAAAACTTTCATCAATAAATCAACAGACCGGATGAAGTCACTTTTCAACTCCATAGTCGAAGTCAGTGCATCAACTTCTTGTTCGGTCTTGATATCTTCTATCAGTTCTGCGGCTTCATCCTTCGATAACTGACCGTCCTGTACCATCTCAACGATAGCGTCTAAACGTTCTGCATATGGTTCAAGGTCTGTACCCGCGAATTTTACTGTAAAGTTTTCCATTAGAATCTCCCTAATACTGCACTGGCAATATCACCAGTTTGTTTGACTAAACTCTCTTTCTTGATTCTACAATAAGTTGGATTGATTACTTGTTTCGCAGACAATCCCTCTACTGTTTTACCTACAAGTCCGGTGAGTTCGACTATATCACGCGACTTCTTATATGTCGCATATGTTTCTAGGTATGCAAGTTTATATGCAATCTTCCTAATCTGAGGTTTCACGAACTGACTATCACAGTCCAACTCTTGAACCGCAAACGCAACATCGACCGCAGCCTTCGCCTCGTTATCATCCCAAAAACTCGTGTTCATTATTTGTGAACATCCCGAAATACTGAACAACATCAAAGTTGTTATAACTACTTTCTTCATCTATATTTCCTCGTTAGTGTACGTGATATTATATAGTGTGTTTGTAGTATGAAGTAAAATGAACATGGGATTGTTAGGAGTGCATAGAAACCGGCAGTCCCTTCAGTTATCCTTAAATGGAATGCGAATGTCAATATCGCGATAGATATCAAATATAACAATGTCTGTTTCATTTTACCTCCATATCGAATGGGAAACAATCAAGGAACAATTCACGTTCGAGACGATAGGCTTCCTTTTCCCATGGTTGATTCATATAATCGTAACCGTCTGCCTTACGACCCTTCCATGCAAACCCACCTTCCGAGGTCAACTGACCACGAAGAAACTGTCGTGCATGAACCATCTCGTGAGCAAGTGCTTGCATCTGACGCATGAAGGTCTGACCTTTGGTACCGATTTCAATCTCAGCGTAGTCACGGTCACCGATACACAGACCTTGTGCGTAACCGTCTAAAGTTCCTTTGAATTTGATATGGACGAGACGTTGGAGACGATTAATCTTCAACGCACGAAAAAGATTATCGACATATTTCTCGACAACCTTCTTGTTTTTATGACGACCTTCAATAACTACAAACATTATTTAATCTCCTCAAAACCTTTGGCTTCTAGAATATAACGAACACGTTCACGATCAACGCTGTCACCACCGCCCCAATGACCGGCAATATCCATGCATTTCACTGCATACTCAATAATTGCATTCTGGATATCAGGGATACCACAACCGAGGTCGTAGATACCCTCTTTACCGTAGAAACTATGGACATAATCACGGAAGTCATTTAACGCAGTAGGAAAATTCATAATACATACTCTCTCAATCAATTAGGTAACTATTATCTCATAATGATAACAAGAATGCAAGACTTATTTCACTTATTTTCACTTATTTTTAGATCATTTTGTTATATCAAGGTAGGTTCTTATCTCTTTTTTGGATAACTTGCGGAACTTCCTGCGAGTCACAGCCCAAGTCTTCAGGGGTGTACTGAACTCGATTATCTCGGTCGTACCACGTTTGACATACCCTATCAACTGAGAACCTCGGGTAATGTAGGTATGGTTCGGAGTCTTATGGTCACCCCAGTCAGTCAGTTCTTCTCTCCACAGAGAGGTTAATAGTCGTTCACTCATTGTCCGCTCCTTCCTACAGTTCCCTGTTCGATATGCACTGTTCGAAGGTACGGAAGGTTCGTTGGAACTTCACATCGTACAGTTCCTTCATACCGAGTAGGAGGTTCATAAGCTTATCGGTATGTTTCGCACTCATGTCAGCAAAGAACTCACTATCCCCAATATACTCATAGATATCATTAATGTCCGTGGTAATATCCCAACATTCCATGAGTTCCTGTTCTAGGTCAAACCTGTCCTTTGGGTTCAGAGGTTTCGTTTCAAATTCGGATGCAGTCTGTTCTAGACGCAACTTTATTCTTTTATACTCTTCATAACACTCATCAGTTACTATTGTCATTTGTATTTTACTCCTGTCCAGTTAGTGTCTTCGTCCATCAAGGTTATTTGTCCCTCGAATGTCTCGTTCTCTTTCAGTTGATTGTATATACCTGCATTGTTCATACGCAAGCCATAACTACCTTTATAACAACGATACACACTGCCACTGTATCCGTGAAATAATAGGTAGCCACCGTCTTCAGTGACTTCGGAGATACCTGAGTTCATTCGCCAACTGTCACCATCGACATAACCACCACTCCATCCACCGAGAACTTTGTAGTAGAACCCGCTGTCAAGTTTACCCTCTTTAATTTTCAACACGACCCAGTTGTCTGGTTTATATTCCCACATTCTCATTGTCCGCTCCTTCCTACAGTTTTCTTTTCGTAGATTGCTGTGATATTCGCACCCATTTGCGGGCATACCAATATAATGTCAGGCAATCCACTATCATCGCGTTCACCACCTTCACCACATATAAAGAATGAACCACTCTTGTCAGGTTGTGTATGGAACCAAATCTTTGTCAGTTTTTTGAAGAGATCGTATTCTTCATCTGTGATTTGTTTCATTGTTGCTCACTCTCCTATGATTACCTACGCATATTGGCGTGGTCTTTCGCCTCTTGCGCATCAATGATAGGTACCGCATTAGACTTGTGCATCGTACTGATACCTTTGACCAACGTACCCGTGTAGATCATTTTTTCTTTCTTTTCGGTACTACCAGTACCACTATCTAGAGATTTATAAACCGGAGTCTCACGTCTGTAAGGTTGTTCTGGTGTATAGTATTTGAACTCATACTCACGTTTTTTGGTCGTCCATGCATTGTACTTCTTCTTACGTCCATTTGCATAGTGTCGCATACTACCGTGAATCATAAACCGCCACCGTAGTAATCCAGTACCAGACCAAACGCCTCGATATATTCATTCAGGTAAACAACATCAGCCTTGGGGTCATTATCAAATATAGCCATACCTTCACCCTTTTCTCTGCGTTCCAGATCCTTCCTGAAGGTTTCGAGGTGCCATTTCAATTCACTGACCATTATCGCGTCAACCTGTTCGTGTTCCATTTCAATCGTTACTTTAGACACATTGTTCTCCATTAGATAAATTTTTAACATTAAGGGTTTTCATTCCGTTGTATGACAGAAAGATCGGGTTCTCCCATTCTTCGCACGGAATCTTCTCATCATCGTTAATGAAATCGTAAGAGATAATGTACTCCATAGAGTAGTCATCTTTGTCTTCAATCGAAGACGTGAGGGTGGTGGGAATACCATACTTGAGAATACTAATGAATTGATCCTCTGTGATATTCTCTACAACATATGTGTCACCACCTTTGGACTTCCAGTGCTGAGGACATTCGCCCTGACCGTCCCAATCATGGGCACCATAGTTTTCACGGAACTGAGTTTCGATAATAAGTTTCATTTAGTTCTCCATCTCATTAATTTTTGCAATAATCTCATTGTAGATTCTTTCGAACTCTTCTTCATTGAAACGTTCTTTAGTTTCACAATGAACCATCAAGTCATTCCAGTGGTAAGTAATCTGTTCTTCTCTATTCATAATATCTCTCAACTCAATCAACAAAGGTATTATCTCATAATCATAACAAGAAGTCAACACCTTCTTTAGAACATTTTGTCATAAGAACCGAAGTCTTTATAACTCCCCTACCTTACAGTACTCTTCGGTCAGACGTTTTACCTCTAGGGTGGTGACCCCGTTAGGATTAGATGAAGCGGGAACGTCCCGCACGATAACGGTAGAACCTACCGCCATACCAATTGTTGATGGATAGTTTTGGGTAACACATTCAAAAGATAAAGTCATAACAAACACCTCTCAACTCAATTAGGTAACCATTATCTCATAATCATAACAAGAAGTCAACACCTTCTTTAGAACATTTTTTCATAAGAACCGAAGTCTTAATAACTCCAGTACCTTACAGTCTTTTTCTTACGTGGTTTGAAACCAAGGGTTTTCATTGCATCCAGTGGAGTAGTATTTCCAGACAACTGAATATAGTCTTCAATATTTACATTTTTCACTAGGAAGTTGACCCAAGATTTCCAAGGTTTAGAACCGTACTTGAATCGTGCAATGAAAGTACGTTCTGGCTTACCGTGCCAAGATGGGTGACAGTTCGGAGATACTTCTTCCATAGTACGTGAACCTTCGAACTCACCTTGATACATAAGGTACATACCGTCCCAAGTGAAGTTCTCTTTAACAAATGCAGTCATAATTTATACTCTCTCAATCAATTAGGTAACCATTATCTCATAATCATAACAAGAAGTCAACACTTATCAGCTGATTCTTTTAGACTTTTTTAACACTTTTATGGGGTTTGATATAACGGAAAGGTATAATCACCCTCCCCGACTGGATAAGGCTTAGTATACCACAGTAAGGGGAGAATGTCAAGGGGGTTTTTTTAGATTATTTTATTATAAGGAAAGGAGCAGTTTGGGGACATACTCAGGTCACGATCCCAAGGTAGGGGGATTAGGTATCCGAGAGGGGATTGTCTAGTGCTTTCTGTAGGGTGTCTCGGAGGTCTTTATCTAGTTTTTCCATCTTCATTTCAATACGGTCTTCGGCCTTCCTTATCGAGTCCCGAACATCTTTCTCGGTCTCTCTACTCAGGTCTGAAACTTCTCGGAGTCTTTCATCGATATCGTCTTGGATATCCTTGACACGATTGCTAGAACGTTCTGCGACCTGTTCTACGCGAATGATGTCGTCTCGTAGAGAGTTCTTGATGTCACGGGTATAGTCGATTGCATCGTCCAGTTTACGTTCGATTGAAACATTACGTGCCTCGACCGCTTCGATATCCATTGCATCGAGTTTCTCGGACATCTCTTGGAATGCCTTGTAGGTTTCGAATCCGCCGTACAATGTACCAAGGATAGAACCGACCAATGCAAACGCACCCATGATAGTTGCAGGTGTCATCTTGATACCCGCAATACGAAACTCTTTGTGTTGAAGGTTCTCAAGACCTTCTTCTAAATTCTCGGTGATTTCACCTAAATCTTTATCTGACATTAGTTGTCATCCTCATCTTCGAACTTCAATCTACGCAGGTTTGTAATCTCTTGTTGTAATTTCAAGACTTCTAGTCTTCGTCTTTCCAATTCCAACTTGAACAGTGCATTACAGTCCATACGTTGTTTGGGTGCACCAATTGGTATAGTAATTCGTGCATATACGCCAACGTCTTTAACATAGTCATCGTTCATTCTATTGGGGTCAAACTGTATATTAGCATATGGGTCGTTTTGATTAAGAACACCCACTACCCCAAACTCAACATTGGTAGACGAACCAATTGCTTGTCTACAGTCCATATCACCCGCCCTAAACTGGTCGGATGCATAACTCTGTGGTGATGTCGGTATGTTTAAATTAAGAGAACTGTTGTCTGCTCTCGCAACCCAACTAACCATTATTAACATCAATATAAAATATTTCACTAACCTTTCACCTTGGAACATATCCTAGAGGAAAGTACTGTGGCCTTCTCGTCATTAGAAAGAATCTTAGACCGACTACAAATATACACCGCTTTCTCTACGTCTTGTTCACGTATATACACATTAATAGTTTTTCGTTGTAGGTAGTTCACCTGCACAATTTTACTTTCAGTAGCAAATTTAACTGAATTCCAGTCCTTATCCCACACCGATATTTGATAATAACGAATACCCTTTCGACCATTGAATATATTCATCTTGGTCGTCAAAATTCCTTCCACATATGATGGTCGGAGTTCCGGATAAGTTGGAGTCCACTCATGCGCGAGAGAACTCCAACTAATCATAAGGATACTTATAATCATAACAAAACGCATAGATTACTTCGCTATACATTCCGCAAGGATTATAGAACGGTACGTACCGCCAGGAAATGACTTACCAAAACCGTACTCTGCAACAGAACTTACCTTGAACCATGCAGAACCTGAAATTGTCAAGTCATACTCTGTAACATTGTTCCACTGAACTTTGTTAGTTTCAAAGTCAGACATGTTCGCATCTGACACGTCAGTAAGTTCAACATCACCAGTCCAGTTTACCACATCATTCAAGTTGGGAGATGTAGTAAAACTGTCAGGCCAAGATACTTGCGCCTTGTACGAGTCCGCTTCGATTATATCATAACGGATGATTGGTAACACACCACCGTCCTGTGGATCTGTACTTAATCTATCTGAAGTAGGGTTACCGTAGACGCCAGGAGTGTCTGTAGTGATAACACACTTAGATTCAATATTACCTGTAATCGGTACGTCAACAGCGGCAGTTGCAACCGCAGAACCCGTACAGAATACATATAGCATAAACATTTTCTTGAACATTATTGTTCCCCTTCATTATTGTTGTTTTTAACATACTGTTGTTCAACCATCTGCTCATGCAAAAGTTGTTGCATCAATCCTACTCGCCTTCCCGACTTATTGTCCGGTAAGTTTTTATCCTTCAATGCAAATGGTTCTTCATATGAACCACCATCAATTGAAGCATTAACGTATGTCGAAGGTATGATACTCAACGCCATAAGTTGTGTATGTTTTTCTTGTGCACCCTCGGTAAGTAATTCCGAGTTTACTGCACCAAGTGTAATCTCTAGACGTTCACGTTTCTTCTGTAGAACCGCCTTTTTTCTATCTCTTTCTTTTTCTTCTTCTTCGTCTTTATCGACTTTCTTATTTTCTTCATTTTCCTGTATGAATCTATCTTCCTGTTCATACAGTGCATTCAAATCCACTTCGGGTATATCCGGAATAGGTTGTACATAATTGGGACAAGAAGGGTCACTCTGAGGGTCAAAACATGGGTCATACCTATAATCGTATGTGACCAGTGCATCCTCTACCGTACCTTCACCCTCTACTTCTATCGAACCATCACCCCAACGGTCAATCAACACATTAGGTTGAGGTAACAACTTTCGTATTGTCCTGCCTGGTTTCTGAGACCAGTCATCCACTTCTCGAAATATATACTGTCCTTCGTTACGTGCATCCTCGTTCTGAACATAAACGACCATATCACTATTAGGGTCTTTCACTGCGGTATATTGATAAAAGATACCCGTCACTTCCAGTCCCGCCTGTTGAGGCAGGATATTTTGCATTACCCAATTATAACCTATATCCGCAGCGTTACCTGTGGTACCGTTAACAGTCTCAGAGTAAGAGTAAGAGGAGTAACAAACTAGCAACACTAGCGCCACCCACAAGAGTCTTTTCATCTTTACTCATTTCCTTATCTTTTTCTTTACCGTCTTGGGGTTTGTCTAATTCAGATGCTGCCTGCCACGCAAGTTTTGCATCTTCACCAATCATCCCGTCATATGGACAAGGTGTTCCTGCATTCATCATCGCATCAAAGACTCGTTTGTCCTGACACATTACTGATACCGCAGCCACCTTCATACCCATATCATATAGGGTCTTAGAATTCTTGAGTCGTTCACAGTTGAGGTCTGTTACCTGAGTACCCATTGAGATACCGAGGATTTGCGTTTGAACCGCACCCGCTACACCGAACGTACATAAGTCTGAGTTAGACGTATTGATAGTCGGACTAATAGCACTAGGAGGAGGTGACTTCAAGGTTGTCGTTGAGTCTGACTTCGAGGTCACTGTGCTGTTTGTAGTTGAATCTGTTCTAATCGTATCGTCTACAGGTTCTACTTCTTGAGAGAACGCCATTGACGAAAATAAAAGTAATGCACTTGTTATTATTATCATTCGTTGCATAAAAAAATACCCATGTTTTAATTCGTTAACATGGGTATTTATACGATTTAACTTTTTAAGTAGAGTATTATTTAATCAGTCCGCGTTCAACCAACTCTCTATAATTCTCAATCTTCTGTCGTTTAGGGCCTTGGGGAGTGACCTTTGTCCTTATATGTATAAAGTTTGCACGTTCAACATCTGGTTCGAACGAAGAGTAGTTCCACATTTGTCCATCGAGATAGTTACCCTTCTGTGTGTGGGACATCCCAAGTTTATGTGCGAGAGTGTGCATGACACCTTCATCGACCCAGTTCTGTTTATACTGCAACACGATATTATCGGTCAGTACACTACGAAACTTCCTACGTTGTTCTCGTGTGAGTTTGTAGATAGAACCACCCCAGTAAGGTGCACCTTCATTGCCCCAAACAACACCTAATGTTTTCGCAATACCTGCACGTAGTTTAGTTTGAATCTCGGTATGCCTACCTATACCTTCACACTCAAAAATGTTTTCAGAACAACCCTTACGAACAAACATATCGGCATCGACCATAACGAGATTGTCATAGTCATCCCATCTCTCATCTAACATGAGTAGTTTCTGTAGTTCTGGTCTCACAGACAAAGAAGTGAATTGGTCTCCCAATACAAGTTCATAGTCCGCACCGACCATCTCAGCGTACTCAGAGATACTCTTAGATGAGAGTTTGGCTAGTTCGTTGAGTTCTCCAGACCAGTGTTGTAGGATAATATTTTTCATTATGTATTCTTAAATCGTGTGTTAAATAGGTGTTCAAGAAGAACTGCATATCCGGTATGCGCGTCTTCGTCAGGGTGACCGTGTGGTCTAATAGTATAACCCTTCATAGCGAATCCGAAGAAATCTATATGTTTCCCTAGACCTATACGACTAGTGTCCTTTAATGCACCAAGGGAGTCTTCGACATAGTTCATCCAGTTTGTCCAAGGTGCCTCGGTCTTGCGATATCTAGGTTTCATAGTCTCTAGTAATCCTTCCCACATTCTTTCGTGGAAGACTCCCTGTATAAGTTTGATACCAAGTTGGTCACACAACCATTGCATATGAGTCATATAGTTTAGAGTTCGAAGTATACCCGTTCTTGTAACATCATAGTAATCATAGTACTGATCCATTACCTTTTCGAGTTCTGGTTTAAGGTTGTTTAACCTAGAGGGAGATATCTGAGTCATACACTGATATCTTTTGATATTACGAACAGTCTCATAATCTGCGACATGATTTTCTGCGACCTCTTCTCTCTGCCACGCAGACCATAGTATTACAATATGGGTAGGAAGTTCTTTGCATGTTCTGAGATAGTCCGTGGTATCTCGAAATATCTTAGAATTACACGCACCACAAGTCGCTAGATTAATATGGGGCATATCCATAGACTTTGCTAATTTATATGTGAATGTGTGTTCGTCATGGGTAGGAGGTTCTTGGTCATAACCATCCAATTCATCTCCCCAAACAAAACTACACCCATTAGTCAATAACATCAAAACCACCTTCTTCTTTTTGAAATTTGATGTATCATATTTGCATACTCGGTATGAGCCACCTCATCCGCGTGACCCATAGGTTTGACAGTTCCCACATTATACGAAAGACTAAAAATGTCTGTATAGTATCCCAACCCAATTTTACACTCGGGTCTCAGATAATCAAGAGAATCTATCATTTCAGATTTATAGTCAGAATAACCATCACTCTTCATAGTGCTCAAGATGTTCTTGTATAGGTCACCGTGTATAACACCCTGAACCACTTTAATCCCTAACTGGTCACACAACCACTGTATATGTTTCATGTACATCATACCGTGGACAATCTGAGTGTGCATAGATAATACTTTTTCAGTATATAGTCTTAGAATATCAGTTCGTTCGGGGTGTGCATCATCTCCAATCTCCCATCTCAAAGAAGAGGAACCATGGAATGGAATGACCTGATTCATATTACATTCTTGAGGGATGTTTATATTTTTATCCGACTCAAGACGAAAGGGTTCACATATCTCAAACCTACCCCAACTACTCCATGTGATAACCAAGAGGTCAATGTCTCGGTCATCTTTCTGGAGGAAGTCAAGGGTAGTTCGAAATATCTTGGTGTTGGACGAACCGTTGACCGCGAGGTTTACATACTTCTTACCTAACATGTCCGATAGTTTGTATGCATACGTGTGGTGATGATGGTAGTCTTCACCTTCAGTGTTTCGACTACCGTCTAACTCATCACCGTATGTAAAGGAATCACCGTTATAAAGTATTATTCCCATGTTCCAAGTCATGTATGTAAAGTTGAATTAAACCATAGTGCAATACTTTGATGATGTCTTTACGCCACTCGGCAGGAGTCTCACCTTTCTTACCATAACGTTTCAGATACTTCTTCGCATTACCGATACAGAAACCTGTACCATGACCGTCATCAATGATGTCTTCGGTTGCCTGAATCTTACCACCGGCATAGTGTTGGTCATATGTCTTATCGATGTATGACTGTAGTTCTTGAATCAACTCACCTTCACGGAACTTATATTCAATACGAGGATTATAATCATTTGGATTGAATGTATTGAATTGATACGTGTCCGAAAACACCTTCCAATCATCGGACAAAGGAGGATTATTGTCAACATAGGTGATATCATCTACAGACAATTTAGTGTTCTCATATGCCTTATCCCACTCGGCAGGAGTCGCATCATTCAGACTGCGACCACCTACGGTAACATCTCCATAATATTCTGAACCAGCCATTAGAACAACTCCTCATATAATGCTTCAAGGTCTTCGTACTCGGTACGAACTTCTGCCATGTTTGCTTTGTGATAAATCGTAGCAAGTTTGCGGATGTGTTTCTTATCCACACCATGATTCTCAAAAGTAACTTGGACGATATCTTTCATCAAATCTTTCTCTGCATCAATGCGAGTCATACTATCAGATAGTTCTTTAATCGCACCTGCAACTTTCTTTTTATCTTCGGGGGTCAATGTAATCATTCTGTTTCTATATCCTCAATTAGTAAATCACGTAAATCTCGAGCCTGTTGGTCACGAGGGTCACTTCTTCCATACCCGCAAAACTTGTATGCGAGGGTAATTCTGTCTTCTCCTGCATACGCAGAATGCCAACATAAGTTCTCAGGTTCATCTTCGGGTGCAAAGTAGAAGTGTCTACACTGCCATCCTGCGACATCCTGAATAGTTACAATCTCACCTGTATCATTGTCACGGTACTTGAAGTATCCATTACCACTCCTAGACCAAGTGAATAGTACCTGATAAGCAGATGCATCATAATTAGTGTGCCATCCCACGAATCCGCCTGGCGGATAGTAGGATAACAGTGCGGATGTATGTGCACCAATCTCTGCTGCAAAGTCGTACTTGACACGTTGCATATAATCTTTCCAAGAAGGGTCATGTCGAACCATCTTAGAGATAGGTTGTGCAAAATGTCTATCCGGTACACCAACCAGTGTATCACGTGATAAACAGTTTGTCAAGTATTCCTTGGAACAAAAGTATTCACCGTTGGTCTTATCTTCTTCTTCACTGTATACATGAAAGTCAGGATTGGAATAGTCGCGACTAAAGAAGTCCTCGACAAAACCATCAAGGGTCTTTAGTAGTTCTTTGTTCCGAATTACAACTTCACTCATCACTTATTCCGTATCTGATATGGTTGTACCATAATCTTTCATGACCATAGTACATAACAAACTTAATAACCAAATCTGCAAAGAATACTGCACCAACCGCTTTCATCGGTAGACCGAAGAATAGTGCAATACCCGCAGTGGTCACTGACGCAATTATGCGCCAAGTAACCGCCTTTGCAAGATGTCTCTTATACGATAATACCACTAGTGGCCTCAATCCAAGCCTTCTCGAAAGACTCATTGGTTGGTACCACAAAGATGACATCGGTAAATGTCAAGGTCTTTGGGTTCTCGACCGCAGACATACACACACCACGACCAAAACCAATCTGACCATCCGGACTCTTCACGATTAGACGTGGGTCTTGTACATGAATAGAACCAGCATCAATTCGGTCTAGTCGAGCGATATACTCACCCACACCCGTCATTATTGTAACAATATCATTCTTCTTCATTTTCTTCTCCTACCTTTTTATTTAAAATCCATGAACCATTTGTATGAAGTTCCCATTTTACCACATCACCTACCTTCAAGTCAAGCGATTCCATTATCTCATCATTAAATTCAATACACAATTGTCCATCATCATCTTCAACAATAGGACATGTATAAGTCTTATTCGCTTTCATTCATCACCGCCTCTGCTATATCTGGGAAATGTACCTTAACATGTTCCCAACATTGTTCTGCAACTATACGATGTTCCTTCTGAGTCTCGATACCCATACGCAACTTACAATAGTGAATCCACGAACGCAGACTCCCTGCCATGTACAATGTAGTATCGGTCAGACCTTCGGGCAGTAACGCACGTGCCTGTTCTTTTGCAATACCCATATCGAGTGCTTTCTCATACTCTTTCTGAGCCATCCAACGAACCCGACTCTGAGCGTGCATCCACTCATGATGGATATGTTGGTCATCAGTCTCATTAGATGCCTGACGGTTCTTCTCATCCTGTAGACGTGGTTCACGTGTAGAGAACTCTTCACTAACCGCATACCGTTGAGAGAACTCTTGAAATGAAAACGAACGATGACGAAGAATCTGACGTGAGATATCTCGAGTTGTTTTGATTTCAAGGGTCATGTGCACCATTTCAAACGGTGACCAATGTTGGTGTTTTGCAAGATACCGCAATAGTTTAGGTGCGGTCTCACTGTTATTTTGATTTGTAGGATTAGACACACGTGCAGTATATGCGATTAGTTCATTCGCATCCCAACACCCTGTCACACCCACATTAGGTTTACTTATAGCAACCAGATTTGCTTCACTCATCTTTTTCCTCTTCGTCCTCGTATTCAATTGCACCATCTTTAAACATATCGTTATCTTCGAAAAAAATTACTGCTGTTTCGATACCCTTCTGTTTACCTTCTCTATACCCCCACCAGAATGCGAGGAGCATACACCCCATGGTCAATAGTGTTTGTCCGATTGGTGTCATACTCTGAACTCCCCAAATTTATTTTCTGCCTTGAGTCTCTGACCAGAATTTGAATTATCAAATGCAGGGCCATTATCCTCTTCTCGGTTCAACGGAGAACTATTTTGGTCGACATCAAATAAACGCATCTTCGAACGGTCAATACCAACAACAAATCGTTGATTACTAGTAGGGTCATTGTACCTATTCTTCAACTGTTTGACCAGTATCTGACCATTGTTTGCCAACTCTTCGTTACTTATTAATGCAAACATTAAGTCAGCAGTAGCAGGTAAACCAAACGACTCGGATGTATCCTCGAGTCCAACGTCATCATTAGAGAAACCAGAACGGGTCGTTTGAGTCGCAGATACCACCGGCACATCGAACTCTACCGCAAGACCACGCAGTTCTTCTGCGATACTCTTGATGTAGGTATACGAGTTGATTGCACCACCCATTGCCTTCATACGAGAAGATGAACAGATATTTAGATAATCAATATAGATGATATCTGGAACAAAGTTCTTCTTCAGTTTCAACTCATTTAGTAACGCACGGAAGTGTGACGCATTCGCCTGTCCGGTCGGATACTCTTTGATGATGAGTTTACCTTGGGTCTTCTGTGCAACATTCAATACCTTCTGGGTGAACATATCCTTGGATAGATTCTCCAACTGGTCAATAGGTACGTTCAGTAGGTTCGCATCGATACGTTCTGCAATACGTTCCTCAGCCATCTCCATGGTAATGTACAACACATTCTTACCTTGAGATAGAATTGCACCCGCACAGTGACACATGAACAGAGACTTACCGACACCTGTACCTGCAAGTGCAATGTTCAGAGTCTTGTTCGGTAAACCACCTTTGGTAATCTGATTGAACAGGTCAAGGTCAAATGGAGTACGTTCTTCTTGTTCATGGTAGAAGTCGAAACGACCTTCCATGTTATCAATATAATCGTGACCGATGTTAGTATCAAAAGTAACAGATAGTGCCTTACTCAGGATATCAGGTAATGCATTCTTAGTAAGTGTCTGGTGTTTACCATCGATTACTTGAATAGATTCCATGATTGCATTGTAGACCGCACGGTCTTGACACCACTTCTCGGTACGGTCTAACAACCATTCAAGGTTCTCCGCTTCCGGTGTAAAGATATTTGGTAGGATTTCTACTGCATGTCGGTATTGTTCATCATTTAATCGATTACCTTCATCAATCTCAATCTTGAAGGATTCCATAGTGGGAAGTTTATTATACTTGGCAATAAACTTGGTGAACTCTTTGAAAAGGGACTTGTACGTCCCCTCAAAGTAATCAGGGTCTAGAAAGGCTGCAACCTTACGTGCATACCCATCATTAGTCAATAGATTCCGAAGAATCGTCTGTTCCAATTGTATTTCCATCATTATCCTTAGTCTCAGTTCCGTACACCCATCCCTCACTAATACCACGTTCTAGGATATCCTCGAGAACACTACCAGAGTATTCTTGAAGACCTTCATCATCAGAACTCAAGTGGGGGTCAGGGGAAGTGACAACGCGAAAGTCAAAGGTAAGACAATCACGTTCCCCGTCATACTTGATAGTTCCGAAGCGAAGTACAGTTTCGGAGAATTTACCACGCAGGATTCTTACATCCCACGCGGCCTCATTATCTACATATTCAACAGGGATTAACTCATAGTCAACCCCTTCACTCACCTTGTCGATATTAATCATTTACATCTTCACCATCTATTTGTACTATTATATCAGGATCTACTTGCATTGGCAATCCAATTTGATATTGTTTCTTAATAAAGTCTGCAAAGTCCGTAAATTCCCAAATAGGTGCCCAGAACTCATCGGTCAGGGTATCTTTCTGTCGAACCTTCGGGTCAACTAGTTCTCCGGTATTTTTATCTACACGTTGGTACCAACCATTACTTGGTTTGAAAACATATCCACCGGCAAGAGCAACATCAAGTAGTCCAGAGTTCTTCTCGACACCACCATCCCAAGATACTGAGATAGGAATCTTAGACTTCTCTTTGAGGTAACGAGACTTCTCGATGTTGATTACGAAATCATAACCAGTCACTTCGGTACCAGTCTTCGTCTGTCTACGACCAATAATCCAGATAGTATCGGCACTATAATAGATACCAGTACCACCACCAACAACATCCTTCGGAAAGAGACCGATCTCTTTATAGGTGTGATTGATAGCCAACATAGGAATATTTTTCATTGCAAGGTATGGTGTTGACATACGGAACAAACCCTTCAGTGCCTTCGCACGTGACATGTCCGCAACACCCTTCTCTGCCAATGCATCATCAAGTTCTTTCTTAGACGCAAGGTTACCAATAGAATCGATTACAATGATAACTTCATCATCACGGTCAATCTCTTCTAGTTGAGAGATAAGGTCAAACTTTAGTTCTTCTACATTCGTGATAGGAGTGTGAAGAACACGACTAGTGTCAATTCCAAACTGTTCAAAATAAGATTGGGGTGAACCGAACTCACTATCGTAGAATAAAATAACTGCATCTTTTCTCTCCCGTAAGTATGCACCAGCCATAAGTAGTGCAAATGATGTCTTAAAGTGTTTAGATGGCCCTGCGAGGACAGTCAGTCCAGGCGTAATACCACCGTCAATAGAACCGGACAATGCGACATTGACCATAGGTACATCGGTGGAAACCATATCCTTTTCTGTGAAGAACTTACTCTTTGACATAACCTCGGCACTCTTGACCTTGGAGTTCTTCTTCAATTTATTCATTATACTCATACGTCTTCCTCATCTCCAAATGATATATTCTTTACTTTTTCACGTTCATCTAACTCGTATATTATACGATATTTGTTGTTGATTGTCAATACATTTTCCAACAATTCGAACTTATTATCTTTCCCGCGAGTCTCCGAGAATCTCAACAGTGCCATCGTATCCTTGGGAAGACACGCACCACCAAACCCACGTTTCTTATCTGGGCCAGGAACTCTGGTATGTTTTATTCCAATACGGTCGTCCGCACCCATTGCACGGGTAATCATATTGTAACTACAATCAAAAGAATCCACCACATCACGTAATTGATTGAAGAAGGTTAGTTTAGTTGCAAGGAATGCATTGGTCGCATACTTCACGAACGATGCCTCACAACCAGACATTCGATAATACTTATCTGACTTACATGCACTGAAGATGTCATAGACTTGTTGAAGTTCATCACACGCAGCAGGAGTACCACCGAATACATGATGTTCCGCATTAACAAAATCTTCACACGCAGACTTCTCGGTCAGGAACTCAGGATTATAGATGAACCTGTCGTAGTCTTCGGGACGAATAGAGTTGTACAGACGGTCGATGATATCTGGTGTCACTGTTGATTTGACAACAACAAATGCATTAGTGTGGTGTGTCAGTTTGAGTACCGCATCCTCTACGATAGACGCATCTACAAAACCTGTCTCTGCATTCTGCGGAGTAGGTGGACAGATAAAGACCACCTGTGGTTTCCAGTCAATCAACTGGTCAATGTTTGTACCATCTTTAGGGTCAACAATAAAGTGTTCTACCATAGGATGATAGAATGCGTACTCTACTGCTTTACCCACGAACCCATGTCCTACAATTCCCATTCTTAGGGGATTATTAGGACTTACAGGTTGTGGTTTGTTTTCGGTCTCACCCTGTTGTGGGACGTGTTGGTCGAAATCATCAGCCATTATATACCTCGTTATACAATTGGTACCATTTATAAAATTCTTTCACACCTACACTCACATCGGTCTTAGGTACATAACCAAGTGCTTGGAGTTTCTCGGTGTTCGCCCAAGTCTCTAGAGTGTCTGCGGGATGTTTGGGAGCGAGATTCTTAATTGCATCTTTACCCACATTCTTCTCAATCTCTTCGATGAAACTCATCAAAGGAACTTGTTTACCCCGACCAATATTAAAGACCTCACCTGCATCAATATCATTGTTCAGTACAACTTCAATACCATCAAGGATATCTTCCACGTAAGTAAAATCACGCTTCATATCCCCATAATTATACACGGTTATTTCTTTCCCGTCAAGTATATTCTTGGTGAAATCAAACAGTGCCATATCAGGACGACCCCATGGCCCATAGACCGTAAAGAACCTCAGACCAATAGTATGCAGAGTAGAACCTTGGAACTGACATTCGTTAGACCATTTAGTCCAACCATAAGGGTTCAGTTGTTTACCTGTCTCTCTACCTTCTGTCCACGGAATCTCTGAACCTGCATAGACACAAGAAGTTGACGCATAGACGATACGAGCATCAGGTGCATGTTTCTTACATGCGTCAATAAGATTCTGAGTACCATCGATGTTGTTTGCATGATATTGTTTTTCTTTACCAAACGAATCACGCACACCGGCATGTGCTGCAAGGTGAATAATATCTGTAGGATTAGTACCTTCGATGACATCGTTCATCTGTTCTTGATTACGCAAATCTACATCCAATACATCAATATCAAAGTGTTCGACACGATGATGTTTCAGGATAGGGTCATATAAATGGTCATTGTAATTGTCTATACCCATAACCCAGTGACCCTGTTGTTTCAACCTGTTACATAGTTGAGACCCGATGAATCCTGCCGCACCTGTTACTAAATATTTCCTCATTATCCGTTCCTGTAAATATATTCTAATGCTCTGTCTGCTTCTACAGTCAGAGGACGATTTTCGTACCAGTTACCTGTGTCACGGTCAAAATCTTTACACATGTTTGCAATCTGTTGAGAGGTTATAGGATAACCCTGTTTGACTGCATTACCCGCAACCGCAACCATAATCTGATACATCTTGACATACCAACCCGTTCCGGTAATCTGTTGATATTCCGCACCCAACCTTCTAGGCCAAAACGGACAATCACTATAAGACACCCAATTGAAGTTGGTATTATTTAGACTGTTCTTACGATATGCAACTACCGCCTTCTGCATATCTGGTGGTAATCTATCTAGGAAAGAATTACCTGTCTTCTCAACATAAGGATATTTCGCAATCAGTTCACTTACGTTAAGTGAATTGCCGCCATTGTGATAAAAGATAAAACTATTAGCATTTGGGTACCTAGCAGGTACGTAATACATTCGTGCAAGGTCTTTCGTCTGCGGATCTCCAATGTCTCCCAAGTGCGTGTTGATAGCGTGCCAGAACGCTTTAATTCGTTCACGCTCGATAATTTCGTCAGTTCGAAATACGAGACGAAACTTAGGAAAGTCGCTACGACTACCAGCAGTGCTGTAACAAACAAAGTCATAATCTCTAAAATCATCAATTAGTTGCTCCTTTAAAGAAATAATATCATTAGGATAAACATGGTCATCCACATCAACACAACACCAACCACCCCAATATAAAGTAGACTTATTACTACGCGTACTATCGGTTTCAAAAACAGCAGGAGTAATAAGAGGACTAGAATTTCTACCACCTTTTTGTCCCTCTTGTTCAGACAGCCCGTACAACAAGTCAACGAAATTGTCCCACGATTCGAGAGACATTTTCCGATGAGTCTTGTTGTCAAACTGATTTTTAAATATAGTTAATTCATAATTCATAAGGACATTATATCAAAATGGGTCAAAGGTGTCAACCCTTTTATCATATTTTAAATGAGTATGTTCACCATCTGCATAGACATAACACAAGAACACTTGTACATGTTCATTACCATCAAATGGTTTTCTGGTATGAAGAACTTTAGTGCCCTCGTATATAACACCGTCACCTTGGTCTAGATGAACATCGACCGGAGAAGTAGCACCCAATATTATAGGCCATGGGACACCATCGTTCTTCAGGTTAATAGATATCACCAACTCACATGAAGGTCTGTCTAGGTGTTGGGGTAGTCTGTGACCATTCCTATACACCCTACAGTAACTAAATGTGGGTAGTAATTTCTTACCCACAATCTTTTCTAGTTTATGTCTCACATAAAATAACAGAGAGTCTGTTCCGGAGTATCCGTGACGTTGGAATGCGCCCGGAGTTATGTTGTCTCCCATATGTTCTTCGGGTGTATTATTTTCCAGTATAAGAATAGACCCTGCAAGTACTTCACAAAGGTCTTTACTTATAATACCCTCTACCTTTTTATAATTAACCAAAGAAGTCCTCCAGTGATGACTGAGGTTCAGAATCCCAACCGACCGCATCCAGAATGGGAGTGAGTGGGTCAAGGAATGTTTTGTTGAACATCATATCATAATTGATATATTTATCTAGTCCCAATTCACGGGGAAGGTTTAGTGGATAAGAGATTACATTCTCACCGATTGGATTAGGCATCTTCAGGTAACAAAACTTAATCTTCTCACCATTCTTGATAGTCTCGTACCGTTTGGTCAGAGAACTTTCCTTGAGTGCTTTGTTGAACATCAACGCACCACGCACGTGGATAGGAGTACCTTTCTTGTACACACTCTTACGGTCAGACCATTTGGTCACATCCGATACACCCCGAGGAAACGAAACCGCTTCGGGCGGTAAGGTCTTAAAATGGGACTTAAAGTCCGAAATGTATCGTTGTGTGTCTACTTCGGTACCTTCTACGATGACCCGAAATATCTCTTTGAACTTGTCACGGACAACCTGCGGAGTACTGGACTTGATTGCCTCGATACCCATCATCTTGAGTTTGGGTTCTGCGTACTGGACACCCTCGTTATTGTGCACGTTCAGGATGTAACGTTTCTTGGCCATCCAGATGCCACGGTCTGCGATTACCTCCCGTTCCATCTCCATGCGATTCTCATAGGCATTGGTCGCTAGTGCCATATCCGCATAAGACTTTACAAGGATTTTCTCGAAGTGTTCCGAACAGATCTTGTCGAGAAACTTTACCGGATTACTAGGAGAAAACTTATCAACGAGATCCCCCATACGAAGATAAACAGAATCGGTGTCAATTGCCACAACGTAGTCTTCATCCGTTTTAAGAAGTTTTTGCATTTCATTGTTTACTGCTCTCTCCGCCCATTTGATTGCAAGTTGACCAGCAAGAGTAATGGACTCTGCAACTCTTTGGTCGAAATATCTGAACCAACGATTCCCGAGGGCACCATAAAGTGAATTCATAAGAATTTTAATTGCCATCTGTTGATTATTCAGAGAAGTTATGGTATACTCTAGAGTTTTAGATGGGTTAGTCTGCATCTCCTGTTGACATTCCAACATCTTCTTCTTGATTACTCTACGTTCCGAGTAATACATTTTAATGATTTTGGGAACCACACCTTCTTTATCTTGGGCGAATCTAACACCAGTGGGTGCAAGAGCATAATCTAGATTCTGGTCAGTCAGGTCAACCGAACCGTCCAGAAACTTATCGACCGAGACATTGTTAACGAATCCGTCCATTACCGTCTCGGGTGACATATTGTATTGTACAATGATGTTAGGATACAGAGATGCCAAATCGAATGAGGTTACCCAGTCGTGCGAACCAACCTGTGGGTCTTTCACGTAACCGCCAGGATATGAGGTCTTGGGTTTCTCAATCTTCTTAGGAACCGCAACCTTGTTCTTATTCAGAAGTCGGTAGATGATGGTGTCCCAGATAGCAGTCGTACCCAGAGTATCGTTATAGTTCACACCCGCCTTGTAGGCCATGGTCAGGATTAATGAAATCAAATCAAGTTTAACATCGAGGAGATGTACCAACTCAACGTCTTTGATGTTATAGTCAATGAACTTCTGGAAGTCATTCTCATACAGGGCAAACAGAGAACCATGTTCCTCATAGGATAGTTTGCGTTCACCCAGTACTACGTGGGCGATATGGTCTAGTCGATAGGATTCTTGTTGACCCAGAGTATTGTAGGTGAACTTCTTGAAGACTTCGAGGTAGTCAAGTTGTTCGATACCCTCAAGGACAAACTCTTGGTTGGGTTTACCGTTGATGGTAGTATTACGTTCACGGATAAGACCCCACGGAGACATACGTTTCGCCATGGTATCATCACCGAGAATTTTAGTCATACGGTTAACCAGATACGGAATATCGAAGAACCGTGTGTTCCAACCAGTAATAATATTGGGGGCGTATTGTTCGAACTGACGTACAAACTTTTGAAGTAGGTCTAGTTCGTTGTCACACTTGATATAGAGTACATCATCACGAGATACCGTATAGTCTTGACAACCCCAGACCCAGTACGTACCACAGTCTTGACGCATAGTGATTGCGGTAATAGGATATGCGGCCGCGCCAGGTTCGGGGAATCCGTCCTGAGAGAAAACCTCGATATCGATGTTCGCAGTCTTGATGAGACTGCGGTCATAGTCAATCTTATCGGGAAAGACTTCACCAATCAATTGGGCAACATAGTTAGTGTTACCTGCAATAGTAAAGTTAGAGACATGTTCGTAACGTTTCTCGAAGTCCTTCGCCTCTGTCATAGAGTCAAACGTTATTGGTTGTACGGGTAGTCCATCAAGTGTAGTCCAACCATCAGATTGTTCTGCGGTACCGGACATAAACAGAGTGGGTTTAAAAGGAATTCTGCGTTTTACTTCTTTACCGTTCTCGAAACCACGGTACAGAAGTTTGTTGCCAAAACGGACAACGGATGTATAAAAATTAGACATAGACTCACTTCTTTAGGATAATGTATATAGTATAACAAAAAGAAAGGGGGATGTCAATCCCCCGTTTGAAATAATATGCTTTCGGTCTCTGAGTATTTACCAAAGATATTCCCTAGAGTTAGGGGAATCTTTTTGAGTGTATCAGTGACGTTCTTCTTTTTGAAATGAGTATCGACTGTAGGATATTTCTTAATAATGTCTTCGTCTACAATCAGAACTCGGTCACGGTTATAGTTCAGATAACACATGAGGAAAGGAACACCTTTATTAAGGAACTTCTCCTTTCGTCCAAGGAAGTGAATCGCCTTATAGAAATGAGGCCAATCAGACTTCCACGCACTCCACCGTTCTAGGTCGAAGTTCACTATGCGTCTATCAGTAACCTTCTCTACAAGTGCAAGGTCAACTCCATAAATACCATCAGGATGAGGAACCCATTCATAGTCCCCCGACCCTATGAAGTTTTTAATATATTTTTTGAGGGGATGACTCTCACCGACCATTGTAATGAATCGAGAGATGTCCTCGGAATCGTCAAAACTATCTTGACGATCCGAGTATGAACCCCACTGTGTTTTGAGTTGTTGATTCACATGGTTCATAATTTATGCCGCCTGATCTATGACTTCCATAGTTTCATTGTCCAAACCAAAGGAAGACAATAAACCATTGTTGTCATTTAAAGCACGTCTTGTAATCAAGTAAGCGATACTTGCACGGGCATTTCCAGCTAAACGCCCTTTAATTAGATTAGTCTGTTTGGGATTGACACTCTTATATTTTTTCAAATATTCCAGAATCTCTTCTCTGTCATATGAATGATCGACATCTTCGTTTTTCATCAATAAGTATGCGAGTCCTGTGAGCAGATAACCAGACACCGTAGGTTCCTTATCATACACTTCTCGAATGATATTAGAAGACTCTATAAAGTATTCCTCTGCAATACCATCCTTTCGGAAGTAGTTGGTCTTCACCTCGACAAACCCACCCAAAGACTTGCCGGATGGATTTAGTCCTTCTACGTCAAGTTCACAGTTCTTGAAAAGATCCAGTAGTTCAAGAGCGTCCTTGTCTCCGTAGACAACTTCGGACTTGAAAATCTCTTCCTGTTTCATGGACTCGTTATCAGCATTACGTGACTTGAAGTAACGAGCTTCCTCTTTCTGACATTCCAGATCAGTCATAAACTGTTTATGCACCAACTGTGAAGTCTTGATGTGCGTCAATCCACAAAGTCCAGCCATGATGATACGGCGGAGACCATCCCAACAAAACTTCTTCTGAGACGGACGGATTGCGATGTCCACCACTCCAGCGGAGTATGGATCAAAACCATTCATTTTTTGAAGTTTGTTGATGAGTTTCTTCAGACGCACAATACGTTGATACGTCATATCAACCCAAATTTCATCTATTGCAACAACTCCTTCTTCATTAGGATTGTATTTTGCAATTGTGGTCATACCATCTAGGGTTTTAGACTTGAAGTTTTCGATACGAAGAATTGCATCGATTATTTCTTGGATACGGATTGTACCCGTTAAGTTAGCAA